AGATCCTGAGATGTCTCGTGGGCTCGGAGATGTGTATAAGAGACAGGTACATAACTATGAGTATAAAGCAGAACCAAAACATCTGCCCCGTTTTCAAGAATATCTTCTGCATACTTGACAGAGATTTCTCTTTTATAGAAGGAGCGTCAATCTTATAGAACTGAGAGGTGCCAATCTTTGATAAGGAATCACATCTTTCTCTGTAATATGTAAGGGTATCTTTGTATGCTTTATATATACTGATGGTATCGAGTAGCTTTCTTCGTTCTTTTTCAAATAAATAGTGACTCTCGTAATGAAAACGATCTTCACCAATCTTATTCCCTTGCGCATCATATCGGGTTGCTGTGCTATCTTTTACATAGCTGCTATCTTTTGTAGCCTTTTCTGTTTCTCGCTTTTGGATATGTTGCCATTGCTCGAAGGCATAAGACAATCGGGTAGTGAAGAGGGAATCGAACTTCTTTTCACTCTGCTTGTCTGTGATGAAGGTTTGTGTAGTTACTGCTCTAGGAGTACTGCACCCTAAGACAGAAACAAGCGCAAGACCTACCACTAGGGTAATGGTTGCCCATTTCCAAAATCTTATATCATACCATTTCATCATTTATTCAATTTTAGATTACGATACGTAATGTAGCTAAGTCTGCGAAGCCACCCTTTAAGAAAAACTTTCTGGTCACCGACTGCAATTCTCTTTAGATAAGCTTTTCTATCTTTCTTGAAGGCTTCGAATAATCTTTCTCCATTGGATTTATTAATGGCATACAGCGTCTTATTACCGATAATACCATCTGCTGTGATACCTAATACAAGTTGCAGATGTTTTACCGCTTTGCTGACTCCGCTATTATAAGCAAAGTCTACCAGCATGTTGGCTACGCTCTGATCCTGTATTCTATCTGCTTTGCAAGCGTTCCAATAGTTCTGCTTAAAAACACGATGAAAGTCTTCCTCAGTAAGGCGTTTTACATCTTCCTCGTTAAGGACACCATCACCATTCTTGTCATACCCGACTCTTTTCCAGGTAGCAAGGGTAATGCCGTATTTTGTAGCGCCACCCCTGTCATGCTTGTTATTTGTATATTTGTCCGTTTCCCAACTGAGGATAAACGGAACGAGTTTACTAGAATCAGCCATGTTTACTTCTCCTCCTCGCTATAATCATTTCCTTGAATAATGCAGCCAAATACAAGAATGCTTCCTATAATAGCTGCCACCATAATAATCGCTAACATCATATCTTTTCCTCCTTTTCTGTGTAATTTAGATAGTCTGACAAATATGGAATCTTCTCGATAAATTTGAAGCGCATGAGATAATAGAGGAAACTCACTACATACCAAGGAGGGGTACCTTTCTTGAATATCTGTTTCAAGTTCTTCAGAATATTGCATCCGTAGAACCACAATACTAGATACGAGATAAAAGAAACACATTGAACGGAACCTTCCATTTGTCCTTTGAATCGTCCGATTGCATATACTGCTGCACAAAGGACGAAGAACACAGTAGCGTGACCGATGCACACAACTGCCTTCTTCAACTCGAAGTTCTCTCCTTTTGCAATCATGCCACTAAGATAACCGAAAATAAAGTTGAGGGTGAAGACGATCATAAGCGAAGACAACTCGCCTTCAATCGGTTTAAGATAGGCGATGAGTGCAAGAACTATGCCTACAACAATATCTTTAATTCTATCTGCCATACTATAACTATTTGATGATTAAACAATAACGCTGCAAATATACAACAAAATATTTAATCATCAAATAGATTTTACGAAAAAGTGCAAAACTTTATTCTAACATATAAAAAAGAGAGGCAATCACTTACCTCTCTTACTCTTAATGAAGTGCAGAATATCCCACTTCTTCCAATACCTCGTATGTCCTCGCTTTTTGCACTCGCCGTTCGGAATATCACCCCTAGCCACCATTCTGTTAAGGGTAGCATCTGAAACGTGAAGCTTCTCCTTGACTTCCTCGGTAGATAGCATCGGGTTTAGCATATCGGGGATGATGTCACACAATCTATCCAAATCATCATCGCTCATTCCGCAAGCGGTGACCTTCTCTCCATTTCTCTGTTGCTCGTCTGCTTTAAAGCAAGCATCACTGAGCGACTTTAAAGCCGTTCCGAGTATCTTATAATTCAAAATCTTTCCCATCACGCACAAATTTTACGTCCTAGTTTCTTTCATTAACAAACATTTTAGCAAAGCTATACAAATAGAATATAGCTGTCACGACCATGACCGTAAAGCAGGAATCCACCATATCATTAGTTGTGTACCAACTCCACTCTACAATATGAGCCGCATTGATGCCTAAGAAGTACATAAATGGAATGCGATACCACTGGCACAAGAAGAAAAATCTACTTGCCAGTATCGTCACCATCGGCAGGACGTAAACCATGAAATAAATAAAAATATAGCAAGGCATATTTTCATTATATGGGATAAACATCTCACGTGGATGCTGAGATAACTCCCAAATGACGTATGCGTGGAAGAACATAATAATGATAGGCACATACTTGCAGAACCAGCGGAAGAACTTCAATATTCTTCTGCTATACCGATTACCATGCTTCTTAATCATATCCATCAGCTCGGTAACGTCCACATTCTTTAATAGCCGTTGGACTTCGGCTTCGTCTTCTTTAGTCATAATCTCTTTTTTTTAGGTTGATTTAAATTAAATTAAATTATTGTGCAAAGATACACTTTTTTGCGCAAAATCAACGAAAATGAGAATATTTTTGTGTTAAACTTCATAAAAAAGTAATAATCTGAAAGTTTTGTTACCGATTTTTTGTTACAAAAATTGAAGAAAATGGTAACAGAAACATTGCACTTTCGCTGACATGATAACAGAGCCTATAGAAAAATTCGATGCAACACACTTCCCTGACGGACGAGAAAAGAATAAGGCGGTCACCATGTAGTGAACCGCCTTATTCTTTTCCTATCCTTCTAGTAAATCAACAATCTGACCATAACCACCTACAGCCATCACAGGACAGAGTATCTTCTTGATAAGAATAATATCCTCGGCTTCGAGGTCCACGTTTTCGGCATCCTTGCCTATCTTGCAGGCTACCCGATAAGCACGTAGCTTTTCTTCGCCCGATAGCTGAATACTCTGATTGTCTATCACCTCGAAGAGCACCTTACCTACAATATCGCCCATAATTTGTGGCTTGTAGGTTTCCTCTCCGTTCTCGTTCTTTACTGGTGATACTATCACCTCACCCTTCCAATTCTTGAAAGGTACATTAAAATTCTTTTTCATATTAATTTTTGCTTTTATGATTATCTATCCGACCAATTCAAGTCATTTACTCCGCTCCAGAAGATACCACGACCGAAATAGGTCTTATCCTCCTGGCTAGGAATAAGTAATTCTGGGTTTATATATACAAGATTTATTGTTTCTCCACCATGAAGTTGATGCCATCCACCGACATCACAGAAATATATTCCATTATTACGGTCATTGGCATTTATTGCCATCCAACGCTTACCTGTTCCTCCAGGTACAAACTCGTAATAATATGTAGCAATTGCTCTAAGAGAACTGAATACTACTATATCAATAGGACATCCGGACAAATTTTCATTAGGACTATACAATGGAATTTTGTATACGGTTTTATTGTCATAAGAAACACGCTCTAGAGGCACAGGTATTCTTTCGCTATCGTATCCGTCAGGATAAACTTGCATAACATCCCCAGATACTACTGCCAATGTACTCTGTCGATGCCCAAAGGCTGAACGACACCATACATTACTAGCATAGAAACGCCAACCCCTTTTCGCCGCAGAATTATATCCTTGATTATAAATATCTGCATCAAATGTTATACGTCCAGCACCATCAAAATATATTGAACCAGCGATTTTATTTCCATCAGAACTAACAGCAGTCAATCTGTAAAAAGAGCCTGTCACACTCTTCAGTTCTCCTGCGAATATACCCTTATACGCATATATATAACCATCTTTCGTTACTCTGAATGGCGCATCCTTTGCCAATGCTGCACCAAGCCAAAGCGGACACTTATCACTACCTACTACAGCATCGGCTTTATCGAAGTTACCAAAATGGCCTATGATACTTGCACCTTCCGAACTCCTTGCATAAACATGGTTCACATTGATAGTCTCTGCATTAATAAGGTTAGCATTGAGCTTGCCATCTTCGGCAAAGAGAGCAACTTCATCTTTATTGTATATAGTTACCTTATCGCCCTTAATAGCAACTTGATTTCCGCTAATAACGATACCTGCCGCTTCAAAATCCTTAACCAACTGAGAAAAGTCTGCAAGCTGACCGATACTCATCTGCTTGTTGGTAATGAGCGTTACTTTCTCCCTGAATACCTCTTCATTGTCAGTACGTGCCTTGCGGTTGACACGCTGCGAGGCAAAAAGATGTACTACCTTTTTCATAGGCTATTATCCTCCTTTTAATGAGTACTGATATAATTGTCTATAACATCCGTAGCTACAGCCTTCGCCTTCGTGCGCCATGATTGCATAGCTTCATACTCTGCTTCATGCTCCTTATCATCGGCATCAAGCTTCTTGCCATCCGCAATTTTGGCAAGATTAGCGAAATGGTTATTGATGATAGCTTGCATCTTGTCTGTAGGATAAGCGGATGAGACGATTGCATCAACAACCTTACCTCGCTCCAAAGGCTGCTCAATACGGACAACGTGTGCGGCATAAGCCATTCGGGTAGTTTTTTTGCCTTCACTGCTATCCATACTGTTTTCCAACTCAATCTGCTCAACATCGAAATTGATGCGAATATAATTACCCTCATACTCAATCAGACTAGGTGAGTAATCAAATGTAGACTTTCTAATTTCCATGATAATATCCTTTCTTTTTAAATATTATACTTTTATGCTTTTGTTCCTACAATTCTGAAATCAGGGTTTCCACTCTGATTCATTCTACGCAACTTTCCCAGGAACGGGAATTTATCATTGTCTGAGCACCATTTCAACTGCTCTACGAGTTTCTTGTTGTTAGTGAAGAACTTAAACTTCTGTCCGTTCTCCTCAACGCTGACAACATTGCTCTTCCCCGATTTATGAACCTTGCTGTTTACGTCAAATTCAACATCAAGGAAAACGATAGGTCTCTCGGAAAAGTAGCTTGCGCTCATCCTCTGACCTTCAAACATTCTCTTGCCGTTGGCATCTCTGTCCTCAATCTGCGGCATCTTAAAATCATCAAAACTATTCATTTTTGTTATCATTTTCCAAAGATTAAAACCATCGCAGTGCATCAACCAACCCTTGTAGCTCATAGCTACTTGGTATCTCCTCATAGGATTTTTAAGGTTGTGCATCTTCTTTTTGAATTTCTCTTTCATGCGCTTTCTTAACATTGTATGGTTGAAGTAGAAACGGTATCCTACGAAATCAAGGAAATGCGTATCATCAATTATCTGCATTCCGATATTATCGTGCAACTGCTGGTGCATCACTTTATTAGCATATTCCAATATGAAGTTGATGGCTTTCCATACTTCCTTCTTGTTTTTACCCAATATAATGACATCATCACAATATATTTCTACCTTAACATCAAATTTCCTACATACTAATCTACATAAGATACTCATGTAGAAATTGGTAAGGGTCTGAATAGGATATAGACCAATACCTAGACCTTTCGGTAAGGCAAAGATAACTTCATGCAAAAGCCTTCTAACGCCTTTATCAGTAAAGAAATCACACAGAGATTTGTATATCTCCTGCTGGTCTACATTCTCATAGAATTTAACGAAGTCAAGTTTGCAATAGTACAATCTTCCACATGACTTATTCTCGTCTATCCATCGTTCTGTTCTGCGCTTCGCATAAATCATTCCTCTGCCTTTTACACTTGCCCCACTCTCTATATAGAGAGCTCTTATAAGGTGCGGCATCAAAACTTGCATCAAGGCATGCTGCTCAACGTGGTCTGGGAAGTACGGAAGCTTATGGAGCTTTCTTACCTTACCGCAAGGGCATCGTCTCATACAATCGTGCCCTTCGCTAGTCTTGTAAGTTCCATCTATAAGACTTCTCTGTAATCTCAAAAGATTACCATTATAGTCTTTATCGAATATCACAACTCCCTTCTTGCCTTCCTTACCCTTGCGTGATTTCCTTACCGCAATATTGAGGTTAGTCATATCACTGACAAGCTCTACTCTGACCTTTCTATGCTTCTTGCGAAGTTTAGCCTTTCGCTTATACGCCAGCTCTTGTGTGTCCGTCATTTCTATATCAACCAATATTTCAAAAATCGCTTTCCTTATCAATAGGCTTTCTACACTATCGGCTCACTGGCTTTCGGCACATACGTACAACTGTATCACTTACTTGCGAGAGGGGACTCTGTTGCAAGTAGGACATACCCAACTACTCATACCCAACGCCTTTAATCTTTGCTCTGTCGGGATAAATATCCTTCCATTGAGACAGGTTCAATCATGTGCTCTCTCGTCCAAACTATCTCGTAGCTTTACGACTTGCGAGGAACAGTGAAAATTATATCGTCATTCTAATAATAGAAATCTTGTGTAGTAATTCAAGCGAGCGCCGATGTTCGTCCTCGAGTTCGAGAAACCGTTGTTCGAGTTCGCAGACGAAAGACCGCATTGCGACCTGTTGTCAGCGTTACCCCCAACGTTCAGCAGCTCCATGATGTATCACCTTTTCTTCACCCACTCCATGGTTGTAGAAAATCTTATCGCACGGATTTGGGTTGTTTATATTTTTGTGCTTCTGCGAATCCTATTAAAAGGAGATTTAAACTTTTCAGTTTCAATCTTGCATTTTACATTATTTTTATTTATTCACTATTTTTTTCGCCCAGCTCACTGGCAGATGTACACCCAACGCTATGCGTTGGATTACATCGCCATGAGCTCCGAACCGCTCACGATTGTCGGGTTTCCGTAGAAAGCCAAGCGAGCGCCGATGTACGTCCCCGAGGCCGAGAAACCGTTGTCCGAGGCCGCAGACGAAAGACCGCATCGCGACCTGTGGACAGCGTGACCCCCAACGACCAGCAGCTCGCCACTTGTCGAAGCCCAGAATCCATCGCAGTAGTACGTGCTATCACCGCCTCCTACGGCTTGCGGAAACGCATCCCAATATGCACCCAGTGTCTTTCGTGTAATATACTCTCCATTTGCTGATGACGGAATGGTAAATTTTCGCCCATTTGCCGTATTACTTACCTGATTACCGCTATAGACAACAGCGTATCGAGTATCGCCATCCATGTAGAAACGGATGCCTGGACGGAACTCCCAAAGCTTACCCCATAAATCCTCAAATCCAAATAATTTGACAGGGTATTGATTACCGAGAGTAGCATCATTATAGAGTACCTTACCGCTGCCATCACCGAGTGAGATACACTTGCCCATAGGTACATCACGACATGCTTCCCAAGAACTACTTTGGAATCCAGCTCCAATTACAGATTGTGTATTAAGGTCACCGAAGCTTACTTGTTCCAATGCTTCTATGAGGCATTGAAATCCATAGTTTGCAAGACCAAAGTTCGAACCAAGCTTCTGTGCGCAAGCCCAAAATGCACTAATCGTCCTTGAATGTGAAGGGGCAACGTTAGGTCTTGAATGACCAATACCGCTTCCATCTACGTACATCTTGTATGCACCTACCCAGTTTGGCGAATCGAATGTCTTGCCGCCCGAAATAGGGAATAATCCTCCAAATTGCAAGGTCTTGTTTTCTGCCTTGAAGTGGCAATCGGGAACATGAACCATCGTCTCATACTTTGCCGCATCATCCACCTTTGTTCCGTCAGCAAAGAACTCCCAATTACTAGGGTCTAGCTTAGCAGCATACACCTTACCATTCACAACCTTCATCATATATCCACCCATTGCCCTCTGATACATATCAGCCATGAAAGGCGTTGGCAGAGCGAATTTAGGATTAGAAGACTGCTCCAATGTGATTGATGGGTAGAAAATATTGTTACCCATCATTTTCTGAAGGTCTCCGAGACTTAATCTGCGAAGAGCTCCATCTACTACAATCAAGAAGGTTTGTTCGGTATTCATTGCCGTAACAAGCTTCTTTTCTGTTAATTTAACACCCATATCTTATATTTTTTAATTATACATATTAATCAATTAAAGCATTGCCATCCTCATCAAGCAGGTAATTGCTATCTTCATCAATGAGATAGTCGTTGGCAGGGCGCTGTTTGTATTCTATCTGTTCTTCAAGATAATCGCTCTCAACATCGCCAAGACCACTCTCTTCGATAGAGAAGGTACAGCTATTTCCCTCTTGCCAAGACTTCTTTGTTATGATACTTCCGTTTGAAGCTTCGGTATGCCATTGCAATTCTACGATGCGGTTAGGGTATTCAACAACCCTTCCGTTGTACTCCAAAATAGCCTTGTTGCTTCTGTATATCTTACCCCATTCAATATCATTGCATACCATGAACTTAGGCTGATTGAAAGAAGGATAGAACCTAGAAGCGGAAAATTGGAACTGAGCAACAGCCTTGCCGTTTATTACCGCCTTGATGGTATAATTATTCTTCTCTACAAGTCTAAGGTCAAGCACAATCTCAGATGTGGAGATAGATATAATCTCGTTAGGGCTTGCAGCAGAAGAAGCAGACATCTTAGTCGTTCCTCGATACAGCTCAATAGAGAATCCGCTTGTAATTCTATCCTTAGACTTATATACATCAATCGGAATGTGACATTCATACTGATTGCCGTCAAAGCAAGCGTTTCTTGCTTCCGTAGATGCCGATATGATGTTATTAGCAACCTTATACTCGTAGAGAGCCAGCTTATCAAGGAATGGGTTATAGGATATATCGGTATCTTCCCGAATACCCATACCATAGGTATCTGCACCCTTATCTGCCGTATACAGAGTAATAGGGTCAGCGGTGATATGCAATATAGAATTCGTTCTATAATCATACAGGTCAGCTTCGAATTGCAACTGCTGCTTATCATTACTTGAAAGATTCCTCTTGATAGTAAGCGAACCACGATTAGATGTATTGCTTGTATCAATGCTATACTTACCGCTCCAAGAATTAATTTTAGATATGTCCTTCCATTCCGTGCCCGTAGAAACCTTCCATACCATATTGGCAAGAGACATATTCGACTGCTTGCTATCCCATGAATCATCCTTTGCCGTAGCATTGATACTCGGGTAGGCAATACACTCAAAGCCGCTCTGTGTTCTGTCTGGGAAGAATTTATCGCCAGCCATAGTCTGCATGAATGGAGACTTAGGCGATGCGCACACTACTGATACAGAAACGTCCAAAGGGGCGAATTTTCTATTCGCCTTATTACTAACTATTGGCATAAGCGTTCCTCCTAATCATCAAGTGTTAAATAAGCATCTGCTGACACCGATACACCGATGATATTTTTGTTTTCGTCAATCGTATCAGCATCCCTCACAACGAATCCATCACTGACGTTCTTTGCCCAAGTCATTGTCTCCGAGCGTTTATTCTCGATGTTACCATTGCTATCAGTATAGATAACGAAGGTGACATTGCCAGTTATACTCTTCGGCACTAGTCCTGTCTCGCAGTTGGTAACGATACATCTGAACGTCTGATTACTATCTTCATCAACCTGTCCTACCGAATTAAGGGCAATCTGATAAATATCAGAAATATCATCAATGCTGATACCTGTTCTATACACGGCAGCACCATCAACAACGAACTCAAGGACGAAGAGCTGATGACTATCTACATAGAGTTTGTCCGAATCTCCCGTCTTATCTCTGTGTATAGTGATACCGCTTTCCGGATTTGTGTAAGTTCCTGCAAGGTCTGTTCCGCTGCCACGATACAGATTAATAGAATAGGTAGAAACCTCTCCACCTGCGGAGTTGAATAACCAAGGTCTGAGGGTAGCTTCTGTCTGTCCCTTGCTTAACACAGTAGTATCAGCAGAAACACCTCCGAAATAAGATGAGCCGCCCAACATAGATACCAATATATCAATGCTTTTCTGCATTGGATATATGCTAGCTCCCAATACGGCATCACCCGAATAGGTAAGAGTATCGGAATCTTGATTGACCTTAGATGCGAGGTCTCCGATAATAGAGAGAGAACCATTAGCATGATTTAGTTTGAATCTATTATCAACAGTCGAGGTCTCCCATCCAGTACCGCTAGAGCTGAATCCTAAATTTTTTCCGTTGTAAGCCCATGCGTGATTTGTCAGTGTTACGTTGTTTTTACGTGCAGAGCCAACAGATGGAGTAATGATAGGATGCGTTCCGCTCTCGCTCCATTTTGGCGATACGGTAAACGTATCAGGGTTCAATCCCTGAAAGAGCGGTACGCCATTTGTTTGCAGACTGAGGGATAATGTGTCACCCTTCAATGTTCGTCTGACTGCTGCGGTTGCCGAAAGATGAATTTCTTTTCCCATATTTTTAATCTCCTATTTTTTAAACTTTAATATATTCTTGATGAATTTTTCCTGTCGTGGTAGTTGCCGTGAATACAAATTTCGCAGTATCACCATTGCCCAAATCGTCTTCTGTTCCATCATTAGACCAGACAATATCTATTGAGCCATTGAAGTTCTTAACCTTATCCTTAGTTGCCCAAGCAGCATCATCTACGGAATCATTGGTTTTGCGTGTCACCTTCCACGATGCTACTCCGTTCGTCACATCTTTATCGCCTAACATTAGCTTGCAAGTAACGTTGTGTGTCTCGCCTATAGCAATTCCGCTATTGACTATATCCGTATAGAGGTATAGCTTTGGTGTATACACGTTGGTGGTAGCCTTCCAATATGGAGAATCCTCAGATGGTTCATCGGTCGTTGTCTGTCCTTCTGGAGAGATACAGAGCCATCTTGTGCCAAGCCACGTAACCTCATCATAGTAGCTGTATTCCGTACCTTCCTTCCAATCACCACGATAGACGGGAATCCAAATCTTCTCTCCGTCAACTGTGGTTATGTGGTAGTACTTTGAGACGATGTTTATGCCGTTGAATCCTACATCGAAGATTGATTTGCCTTTGAGGGAGTAGGAGTTGATACCTCGGTACATAGTGAACGTAGGTGCGGAATCTCCTTCGGTCTCCATCATCAGAAGGTGCTGTCGTCTTCTGTCGCTTCTGTTACCCATGAGGACGATGGTATCTCCTACAGCAGGGTTATCCGAGCCTTCCATGCAGTTCTCCTTCGCTATCTGAATCCATGCGAACTTCTTTCCGTCGTAGAGTTCGTGACCTTCCGAATCCGTGATTGCCTCATTCTCGGTTGATACCTTTGTGACAAGTCTCCAATAGTCCTTATTGCTGACGTTCTCATAGACACCAGGTGCTATGTTGAACGTCTTGCACCTAACTTGGTCTTCCACCTTGAATGAGTTGATTGTTGCGGTTGTTCCATCATCAGCGAGAAGATAACACTTCCAGCCAATCAGCTCATTCGTTGTCTCGCTATATACTTCCTTGATATAGCTTATCTTGCCAGCAGAAGGGGAGAGAACGATGTTACCTCCAACGTAGGATAATTCTCGAATAAGCAGCGTATTGAAAATCGCCTTACCCCATACTATCAAGTCCGTGAGAAGCATCTGATACTTTCCATCGCTTCTCTGCTTGATTGCAAATCCTCTCTGCTCTGCTTCGTTAAAGTCGAGTGACTTTAAGAGGTTTACCAAGACACTAGATAAGATAGCATTACCGCTTCCATCTATGCTGAACTCATTGTTGTTACCGATACGGAAGCCTTGTATGAACTTCTGAAGCATTTGAAAAGTTATGGTTCCTTGTGCGGTTCCATCATAGAGCCGCGACAAGAACTCCATCCTAGAACGTCTAGCAGAATAAACGTTACTATCGGATGCAGGAGTGGTATCGTTCATGCCAATGACATAGACACCTCCACCATTACCGCTTCCTGTGCCGCCTATCTGCATTCCATTCACCTTGATGGAATCAACCTTGTCTTCCAACTTACCCAACCGGCTAGTAGCTGCCTTCTCGCCAACCGTGTACTGAGGGTGGTCGTAAGGGATATCCAAAGGTATCTCCATTCCGATGATACGAGAGTTTCGGTAGTGCTTGCCATCCGCATCCACCTGCGCAAAAATATCATTAATCAGCTTTACCTGTTCACCGAGAGGATGGTAATCGTATATTCCATCATTGTAGAACTTGTCGCCATCCATCGTGCAGGTGAAGTTTGAATTGCTGATCATGGTCTTCTGATAGTACTGCTTCGCTCTATCGAACAGAGATAATTGAGCAGTAGGGATGAGGTCCGTATCTGTAATCTTGGTTGCGTCCCAATTGAAGAGAAAGAACTTGTCACCTACCTTCGGGCACATAACGCCATCGGGAAGTGTTCTTCCGTAGGTGTCATTAGCAACAATCTCGAAGTAGTTAACCTTGTCGATAACTTTGAAACTAACATCGAACTCCATGCCCATGAGAGCACCGCTAGTGAACTTGATGCCTAGAGTGAGGTTGCTCTTTATCCAACTAGATTCAAAGCTTGTTGCAAAAGAATCTGTAGCCGTAACCTGCCAGAAGGTCTGTGTTGTCTTCGTACCATCTTCATTATCAACGGTGCTATCGTAGGTCTTGATACTGCTAACTACGCTTTCCACCTTGGGATATTCTTCCTCAAACATCACGACACCTTCAATAGCCTGCTTGTCGTTCTTCACGACATTCACGTTCTCCAGGTAGCCATCCTTGGCGTAGAAACCATCACTATCTACTTCCTTGTTTGGAAGCATGAGGTAATCGGTAGCTACACCATCGGTGGTGACGTCCGCATCGGCACCAGTGAAATATCCCTTCGGAATATTTCTGTCTGAGCCGAATGCGTACAGTCTCGTAATATAAGTTGACTTAGATTCCGAATAGGACATAGACAGAACATTAACATCCTGTTCAAATGTTGTCTGTCCTTCCATTTCGCAATATCCAAGGTATATAATAGAGCCATCTATCCACCACTCGCAGTTGAGTGCGTCTTCAGAACAGATAGCGTTGAGAGCATCAAGAATACTGATGGAGCCGTACTCGATCAAGAACCTCTTCTGAACATCGAAAGCCTTGTTGTTGTATGTAGTGTAGTCAACGGAGAACTCCTTGCCATTGTACGTAAGCCCTAGAGCCTTTAGGTTGCCGAGGATAACGTTCATGTGCACGCCTACAGTAGTGGTGAGTTTGAACGAGGTTTCGTTTGCTCCGTGCTGAGGGCGATACTTGCAAAGCTTATTCTTCCAAGACATATAGTAGGCATCCATCTGCATTTCGTAGTCGTAGCCATCACTATCATTGTTCTTAGGGAAGTATGCCGATGTCAGTTCAAAGTAACCAAAGTCGGGTATCTCCACGGAATCACCAATCTCGAAATAGACTGGCGTTTCCGTAGTGAACTTCAAGATGATGTAGTGGTGGTCCATGAGCTGATATGACAGCTTAGAACCCTCACCGAAGTCCTCTAGCGTGAAGAATACCTTGTTATTTCTCTTAATCTGAATCATGAGCTTGCGTATTTACTTGTTTCACCTCTGTCACTAGGGTCTGGCTCGTTGAGCTTTAGACTGAACTTTGCCATTTCCCGAATGAACTGACTGAATTGAGTGCAGGAGAGATATATGCACCGATACCACACATTAGGCTGAAATCGGGTGCGTATAACCAACTCTCCCTTGGCAAGAACCTCCTCGCAGAACCTAGCATAGTTCGTCATGAACGTATCTGTGTCCTTGGCGGTCATATTGAACGGCAGCGTTATCTCCCTCTCATCCAATCTAGGATTGTGCTTGATAACCGACTTGCCGTCCTTTGAGCGATACTTGTTGCTGATGAACTCCTTGTTTGGTGCAGGGGTCATGAGCGCACTGAGGGCAGTTTCGTCTAAGAATATGCCCCACGTAAGATAAGCATCCTTGCCATTGATATAAAGTTGACCTTTAAGCATAACTATTTAATCATTAAATAACCTCATAGGCTTCGCTGTGAGCCGCTTTTGCTATTGTTGAGTGTAGTTGTAAGGGCAGACAAGCGAAATGCCTATAGAGGTCAAATATCCTTTAATCTTCTGTTCATGTCATCCAGCTTGGCTCCGAAGTCATTATATGTAAGCTTTGAATACTTCACGATGTCTTCGAGGTAGCTGTTTGTCATAATCATCATGTTTCTAATCTCCAATACTGCGCCATTGGTTGAGATTCCGAGTGTAACGATGCTTTCCATCTGCGATATGGTTGTAGTCATGTTCTGAGCGATGGATTCTCCTGCTATCTGCAGGGCGGTGAAGCGACCATTCAGCTCGTCTGCGGTATCTTGCCCCATAGATGCCCATCCTCCGCTTGTTGCGGTCTGTGATGAGGATGAGGAACCAGTGTAGCCTGTCACCTTTGCCCACTCGTCACGTCTCTTCAAGCCTTCCTGGACTATATCATCGTAACGCTTGTTGAATGCTTCTATGTCTGTTTCGGTAAGCTTGCCATCGTTGTCCTTGATAGCCTTCGCCCAATCATCATAGAGCTTCTTCAAGTCTCCGTTGATAAGGTCTTCCATAGAGTAGGAGAGAAGAGCCTTCTGCATCATTTCAGCGAAATCGTCTGCAAAGTCCTGCGCTGACTTGCTCATATCCATAAGGTCTGACACGAAGCTATCCTTCATGCTGTCAAAGGAAATCTGCGTAAGGCTTTCATTCAGCTTGTCTGATAACTCATCCAGCTTGCCCGCTTGGTCTATGTAGTCATTCAACTTCTCCGTCAGACGCCCACCATAGTTACCCTTTCCAGTGTTCTCAATGTGCTCCCAGATAGCAACGTTGCCACGGAGGAGCTTCATTTCCTCTGGACTAAGGGAGAATAGGTCGCCATTGAAGTCTGATTTGACGTTCTTCTTGATCCAATCCATCTCATCACTACCGAAGCCACCCCAATAGCGATTCCATGAGCCGTGCGAACCGTGATAGCTTGCCTGCGCTTTTGCGATGTCTAGGTAGTTCTGATTAGTCTCCTGCTGATTCTTATAGGCTTGCTCGTAGTATGAGGTTGCCTTGGAACCATAGGAGTTTTCCATTGCGTCAGTCAAATCCTCGATGGATTGCTGCAAGAGGGTATTTCTATCCGTCAGCCTTTCGATGGTATCATTGACTTTCTTTGCATTTCCGTCTCCACCGAACAGACTATTAAAGCCACCGAATGAAAGCGTGTTGAGGATATGAGAAACGTTGTTCCCGATACTCTTCAATGGTTTCATAACGATGTCACCCGATAAAGCATCATCGAGGATGCCCGTTACTGCGCCAAAGACCGTGTCCATGAGGTTGCTGATTAGTGTTCCGAAGCCATCTTTCAGAATATCGAGGATACCGAGTATTGCTGAGATTATTTCACCTGCCATACCGCTATCCCCTAAAGCTTTCGTCAGAGATTTGGCTGCGTCACTATCTTTACCGAGCAACCCTTGGATGCCCTTTGCTAGAGTGTTGGCAACGTCCTTCTGCATAGAGCCACCGAAAAGCTTGTCAAGCCCTAGGATAGAGTTTCCTATGCCTTTGAGCGACCCAGATGTGAGACCCTGCAAACCATTTTCAAGCTGCTGGAACTGAGAAACAGCCTTCTGTGCAGATGTCTGCAAGTCTGATGATGCCTTCTGAACTGATGAACCGAACTCCAAAACGTTGTTAGATGCGGTAGCAAGTACGCCCTGCGCTCTAGAGAGGTTGGCTTCAGCCTTGCTGATACTTGTCTTGTCACCGCTCTTCTTAGCCTTGGCGAGGTCTTCCTGCGCCTTGGTAACGGCTTTCGTGGCTTCAATCTCTCGATTCTGTGCATCAATATAGCCCTGCATGGCTGACTGATAGGAGTTGATGTCGTCAGAGACTTTCTTAAAGATGTCACTATTCCAGATGGTGGCAGAGCCTTGTAGCTTGGAGATAAGTTCCTGTATGGTCTTCTGCTCATTGACATCTGTTGTGCTCTTGGAGAGCTCTTGCAACTTCTCAATGTTAGGCTCTAGTTGGTCCTTGAACATAGCACCGAAGTCTCCGAAGACGCTTCCCCAATCGATGTTCTGTCTGATGGCATTTATCTCGATGGTTTGGAGGTCCTTCTTTCTCTGCTGCTGAAGAGAGAGCTTTTCGCCCTGCGTCTGAGCCTTGGCAATCTTCTCTTCATACTCCTCGGCAATGGCTTGTTTCTGCTGATAGAATGAACCATACTCCTTCAAGTAGTCACGCATAGAGGTGAGGGCTTCCCTGTTGACCTCATCAAGTTTCTTGTTATACTCTTGGGTAGCGAGGTCTCTTGCCTTATTGAGGGCATCGGACTGAGCAGAGGTAAGGGATGCCTTCTTGCCAGCTTCCTTGTTCTTCTTCTTGAACTCGGCTTCCTGCTTGTCAATCTCGGCTTTGCGCTTAGCATAGTCGTTCTTGATTTCAGCAATCTTCTTCTCCGTGCCTTCCTGCATCTGAGATATATCGGTGTCGATATTTTCCTGCTGCAGCTGCTTCAAGTCCTCGTTCAGTTCCTCCTGGGCCTTCTTCCGGTCTTCTGCCTGCTTCTTAGCATCGGCGGCGGCTTTCTTGGCTTTGGCAGCGTTCTTCTTTGCGTTTGCTTCTGCCTCTTCCTTTTCGCGACGCTTCTGCTTAGCATCGTCTTCTGCCTTGGTCTGCTTGGTATTCGCTGCATTGGTATAATCCCATCCTCGCTGGGCAATATCGTTGGTTGACATCCACTTACCATTGACCAGCGCACCAGACTTCTTGTTGTTTGCAAGGTCGCGTGCCAAAGCGGAAAAGTACTTACCTAAGCGTCCTAGCTCCGGAATATTCATATTCTGCATCCACGATGGTATCTTGGCATCGAAGTTGACGTGGAAGTTGATGTTGTTCTCGGAATAGTTCTGCATGAACTCCTTGACACGGTTGTAGAGAACGTGTACATCCTCGCCGGCACCCTGGAGTTGTTTCTGCAAAGCATTTATCCTGTTCTTGGTAGATGTGGCCTTGTTTCCGAAATCCTCAGTGGCATCAGCCGCCTTACGAACTGCGCTTGTTTGATTATTGTATGTTGTACGAGCGTCTTCGAGAATATCAACGTATTTTGTCATCGCTGCTCGTGCTTCATCCGATTGCTTCCCAAAGCCCTCTGCTGCAGCAGCTGCTGAGTCTGCTAACTTTCTTCTAAGGGCTAGGTAAGCTTGAAGCGACTTATTGTATTCCTCGGAATCCTTGTTAAGGGTTCTCATGTTGTTACGATACTGATCAAGTCGCTTCAACACATCATCAGAAACTAGGTCTTGTATCTTTACACCAATACCCATACCCTCGTCACCATAAGCATCTTTCAACCTTTCCATAAAAGCATCCTGTGCATCGGTAACTTTTTTGTTGTACTCTTCATTTAATTGGCTAATCGCATTCGCTCTGTTGCGTTCTGCAGATTCCAGTTTAATTTGTTCAACCAGTTCCTTTGATTTCTGTATTTCCTCGTTCTTAACATCTACAAGGTTACTTTCATCTTCCTTGATTTTGCTAATCTGTATGCCATATTCGGAATAAATGGAAGCCAGCTCATTTACTGTATCCTTGTAAACTTTCGACTTCCTAGCCTGATCATTGGTTTTCTCGCCTAATGTATCTATAACGCTAAGAAGCGAGTTTACGCGAGAAGTTGCCTTCTTTGCATCTTCTCCAAACTTATCCGTCATAGTGCTGGCATCTTTTGCGGAATCACCAAAGGCAATGAACAACGTTGCCGCTGCCGCTAAAGTTCCAAGCAAAAGACCAAGTGGGTTGGCACTTGTTGCCATATTGAAAAGAAGCATAGCGTCCTTTGCAGAAGTTACTTCTTTCGTTAGCGACAAAAATGCTTGTGCTGTGCCTATAGCTATTCTTGTCTTCTCTATCGCTGTAAGAACTATCACCGCAGCCTTGTATGCTCCATACGCTGCAACAACGGTCATAAGTACCTTGCCTACCGTCTCCCAATTCTCAACGAGGGTGGAAACGACTCCCAATCCGGTATTGATAACACCCTCCTGGGATTTGCCGAGGTCATTGAACATCTGCTCGATGGCATCCTCAATGTTGCTTATCTGACCTGTAATAGTCTTGGACTGAGCCTCCATCAAGCCACCGAACTTGCTACCCTCGGCGGTCATACTCTGCATTGCCTGGATGAAGATATCGCTGGTAACCTTGCCTGCCTTGATTTGCTTCTGGACCTCCTTGATGGCATTGGTAACGTCAAGACCCATAACCTTGGCTATCTCGTCTGCGATAGGAATACCTCGGTTGAGGAACTGATACAAATCCATCGTGTCCATCTTACCCTTGGCGATGGTGGTGCCGTAAAGCATCACGAGGTCTTTAAGGTTTAGACCCATACCTGCTGCAACGTCTCCCAATCCGATAAGCGTCTTGTTGACATCCTCGGCCGCTACGTTGAACGCAAGGAGCTGCTTGGCTCCCTCTGTAACGTCTTCAACCCCGAAAGGTGTGACGGCTGCCGTGCGGATCAACTGCTTCATGAGAGCATCGGCTTTCTCCTCAGACTGCAACATCGTCTTGAATGCCATTTCTGTCTGCTGGAACTGACCGCGGACCTGCATCATCTGATTGACGAACTTGCCAATGCTCCAACCGCCAATGGCAATGTTCATACTGTTCTGTATATTCGAGATTACATCGTCAATAGACTTTCCGTCCTTCTCAACCCTCTCAGCAGTCTGATGAACTGCGTTCTGAATGTCTCGAAAACCGGAAACGACCTTGGCTGTCTCGACTATTGTATCGAATTTAATGCTTGGCATAATGTTCTATTTTTCCTTGAATTTATACTCTGTTATAAAGAATCGCCGGGGAAACACCAAATATGGGTGTTCGATATGGGAACTTTACGTGCGTGCGCAGGAAGACTTCGGTTAAATCTCGGTCTCGGACTCTATCACCGCCTTCATGACCGCCTCCTTGTTGTTGCCATCGATGACCTCTTCCCCTGCTGCCGGTATATGGGCTTTCTTCCTCTCCTCGTCAGAAAGATAGATTGAAGTAATCTTGTCTTTGAGTATGAGAGTCAGGTTGTTATACGATATTCCCCATACCACGTAATCGAAAGTCCATCCGTATCTTTCGCAAGCGGCGTCTATGAGTGTTCCCCATATTGTCTTACCTCCGAAGATAAAGCTATTCTCCGACTTCTTTGCTGCGTTGACCTTTGCCATACGCTTCGCTTCTTCTTCCATTCCTGTCTCTTTGGCTATTGTCTGGTATGAGTTAGCCTTAAGGATGATGATGAGGAGAGTGGCTATATCCTCGTTGGAACATTCTTTGAAGATTAACTCCGTCTGCCTGCTTACGCATTTGGAGTCTAGTATTTCGTTCTTTGTATTGAGTGAGTGATATGCAATCAATCTGCAGCATGTCTCCCTTTTGGTGTTTGCAACTCGCAATGCTTCCAAGAATGGATCAGCTTGAAGTAACTCTTTGTCTAGCTCCAAGCTATCTACTAACTGCGACGTTAGGTACATCATGCCCAGTGTAGTAGGGTAGATGTTAACGTGAGCGTGCTCAGTATCAAAGCCTATCGGCATATCTGTGAGCGTATTCGATATAATGATTCCTAACTCTTCCATATCACTCGAATTTAAATTGTTGGCACCCAAGGCAGGACTCGAACCTGCGTCTTTCAACCAGCTTTTGAAGACCCTGGATTTTTTTGCATGCGACGGACTATTTGGTCTCGCTCTCCCAACTGAGCTACTTGGGTAGGTTGCCGGCTGATAACCCTCAGTCGGCAGAAGGGATATTAGGATATGCCTATGTCTCTGTGTAGTTTTCCGTGATTTCAGCAGGAGCGGTATTGCCATCCTGCGGCTTCTTGAAAGTCAAGGCATATTTTTCACCTGCTCCCTTTGTGGCAGTGATAACACGCCAGCGGTAAGCACAATAGACGTCCTCGCTCTTTGAATTGACAGTCTTAGCCACCACGTCACCCTCTGGGATGAGAGCTGCGTGCGTGTACGTGATAAGAGCACCGTCCTGAGTCGTATAGGCCTCTTCTGCGCCGATAGTAGTGTTACCCATGTAAACGCCAGGGAGCTCGGCGTCTTCCGGTTGGATAGCCAAACGGTAGTTACCCTCTACGATACCGTCGATGGTCTTGAATGGCTGCGACTGGTTCTTCTTGATGAAGAGCTGATATACAGCCTCGTAGGTGGACTTCTTTGTCTTGCGGTCAACAATTCCGCCACCTTCCTCAACCTGGGTCATTGTATCGCCCTTCGTTGGAGTAACAGTAGTAGTGCCATCCTTTGGAGTTGGGAGCTTAGTCCACTCGTTCTTTTTGCTACCTACCTCTTGAACGTAGATAGTGCATTTGCCCCATGATGTTACTGACATAATTTAATCGTTTATGAGTTTATATTCAACTTGATTATTTATTACATGTTCTCCCGTGCTTGTTGCATATACCCTCTGCTCAACAGCGTGGGCTGCATACTCGCTCGTTCTGAACGTTTCCAAGAGATTCCAAGCCATTTTGCAGATTTCGTCAACTCTGATAGTGTTCTCCTCGAACTGCCCATCTACGTCCTGGTCTTGTATATATATATTTACATTTATAATTGCCGTTTGAAGCTGCGTTCCCTCATTAGCCAAGATGGAGATAACGACATCTTCCTTATGAGAATTATGCGGTCTCATCGTCTTTGACAGCTTGCCATTGACGTTGTTCATGAAACCGCTTTCGTTGATGTACCGGTAAACATCTGTCTTAATTGCTCCATCTGATTTCATATCTTCCACTTGTTTATTTCATTAACTGCTGAGTCTATTGCTGTCTTCACACGCTGCTCTACAATGGATGTGGCCCATATCTTCGTTGATGCGAGAACATCCTTGCTTTCCAAGGCTTCCACCTCTCCTGCGTATTCCATTCCGGCAACGACAACCAAAGCATAAACCCTGGAATATTCCTTAGCAAGGTCATTGATCATCTTCTTGCCCTTTGCAGAGCCGTCTGTTCCACTGAGAACCTGCGAAAAGGCTGATTCCATATATTTACTTCCCTGCTCGTACACGGCGAAGCCTATAGAACTTCTTAGGTTGCCCGTATGGTCTATCCAGCTTTCCTTGGCAGACCTGTTACGGATTCTAACCACAGATTCGTCTCCTAGCTTGCTCAATGCCTTAAGCACATTCTCCTGTATCTTCCTTGCGGCTCTTTGTAGGAAGACATCGAGAGCGGAAGCGCTGGTTGTCATTCTTATGCCCATATCTTACACTGGAGTTGATAACGATGAAATCCCTTGACCTTGATAATTACCTCCTCAGCCCCTAAAATTTCCAGCTTGATAAAATCCCCATAAGAGAACTTTTCAATCCCTACGGGCAAGTTATGCACTTCGTAGGAGTAGTAATCAATAGAACCGTCAGATGTAACTAACTTGTTGGCCTCGCCAGCAGGAACTACATCACAAGTGCAGCAGAACTTCCACTCGGTCTTGCCCTGGTGATAATTTCCATCATCATCTGTATAGCCAGCTACCTTCTGCTGCCGGTATAGCTTTGAGGCATGAAAACTCAATAGACTCATCAGCAATTAATGTAAACTGTCGGCTTTGGAGTAAGTGAAACCTCCTCCTCGCCAATAGAGTTATATAAACGATTGACTTGAACTAATATAGCCTTTCGCTGGTCTTCCGAGAGGGAACCTATTGATTTGTCCGCTTCGGAGAAGCTAACGGCTTGTATGAGAGAAAGCAGACAGTCGGCAAGCGTTCCTTTGTAGGCGTCACTTCTGGCAACGTCACCAGTGAACTCTGATTCGATATCGAGGTCACGCTTTATGCAGGCGTTTTCCACGAAACCATAGGGGATAGGGATGTGTACCTCATCCACCAAAGCTTGTCCGACCGTCTTCATGATTACTCATCAGCTTTAGCTGCGTTATCCTTGAACTCCTTCTTCTTTGTAGGAGGCAGCTCATTGTAGGCATCAATAACCTCCTTGTCGCTGGCGTCACTAGGAAGTGTAGCACCAAGAGCATTAAGGGTTGTGATAGCCTCCGGCTTCTTGTAGGTCACATCAGAGATTGTTACCTTAGCGTCCTCTGCATCTGCTTTCTCCTTTTCGGTATCAACCGAAACGTCTGGGTCTGCCAGCTTAGTATTAATCTGATAGATTGTATCAACGTCCTCGATGACAGGCAAGCAGTATGCCTGCACCGCAGTTGTCTCACGCAATGGATCAGTTGTTGAATACTGAGAGATAAGCTTGTAATCAATCTGCTGATAGGTTACACCTGGCACTCTGTTGGTTGCCTCTGCTACCTGACCGTAAACGAGGGCACCAATCATCTGTGAGCAGACACCGATAATCATATCGTTGTTCCAAGGCTTAACGCTCTTCTTTACACCATCATGCTCCAAGCGGACAGTACGGTTGATGATGCGGAATGATACACCGGTCTCGTCCAAGAATGCCTCCTGGAATACGCTGGCAGTAGGAACCGGCAGCTTTGTGTTGGAGTCATAAGTCTGACCCTTGTAGTTGGCAACAAGCTCGCGAGCGTCTTGTGCCTTCTTCAGTTCGTCAAACTTAGCCTTACCAATCCAGAAGATCAAGATTGTGTTGCCATCATTCGATGCTCGATCGATACATTCTTTCAAGTCTGCAACGGTAATACCAGTATCAACATTGTTGATGCCGAGCTGATTTTCTGGCAAGTACTGATACTTGATACGGAGCAACTCCTTTGGATTATCGTCGTCACGAACAGCTACGTAGCCGTTAGAAAGACCATACAGAAGGGCATACTCATTACGCTCGTCAACACCGACATTACAAGCTACCGGGTCCTGAGCCAACTTACGGCGAATCTCTGCTGTCTGACCGCCCTGTGCTTCCATGAGTCTGAGAGCGAGGATATCTGACTCCTTCAAGAACTTCTTCATACCGACCTTTGGCAGTTTGCCGTTGGCGGTTGAAATCTTGTCACGAGACTTCAAAGGAACCGGAGAATCCACTGCCACGTAGTCAGCAGCTACATAAGAGGTATCAACCGTGTCGGCTTCCCATTTGTTGTCGGTAGAATAAACGCGGCGAAGAATGGATGTATCCTTGTGGAGATACGTCATCTCGTTCTTGCGCTTACCGTTAATCTTCTCAATCAATGTCTTCAGGATTGGGAAGAAACTCAAGATATACTTAAGAAATAAAGAACTCTGTTGCATAAATCACCTCCTTAACCGATTGCATCGTGTCCCCACTGAAGAGTAGGAACGGCTGTTTTCAAAGCTGCCTTGATCGTATCGACAGGATAAGGGACAGCCTTATCATTAGCCTCACCTGCCGTCATAACACCTACATGAGGGGTATCTACAGGAGCAGTTGTCATGCAGACACCTACATACTCGTGATTTCCCGGCAATGAAGCATAAGCCTCACCTGTTACCGGCATGGGCTTGTACTCGCCAGAATTGGTATCACGAATGATAATGTGTCCACACTGGATGAACTCTCCAGAGAAACCTGTCATGTCAAGAATGACACCTCCCATGATGCCATTCACGTAATTTCTGATGATTACAGACTCCTTGCCTGAATCAAACGTTTTTGTCTTGCTTACGCCATACATAACTTTTAAAATTTAAAGATTACATTGTTTCGGCAAGCTCATCAATCTCATCGCCCTTGATAACCTCAACCTCTTCCTTCTTAGGCTTTCTCTGAGCCGCAGGAGCACCAAGCTTTCCGAGACCTTCGTTAGCACGCTCTTGATCGATAGCTGCCAAGTCCTCCACAACACCATCATAGAAATCGTCGAACTCAGATTCGTTCTCGAACTTCATCTTGTCGAAATTCTTCAAGACAGTCTTTCCGAACGTACCTTTGTCCTTAAGGAGTGCCTTCAGCTTAGAACGGCGGCCATCATTCTCACGCTCTGACTTCAAACCGAGGATTTCGGTCTGCAAGGCTTTGTTCTGAGTAATGAGTGCCTGCGCCCATGCTGGGACCTGCTCATCTTTCTCTCTCTTCTGTTTGCGGATTGGTTTCTTGTTGCCGGCAGGGTCATCATCGTCATCGACCTCGTCGTCATCCAAGTCTTGACTATCCTTAAAACTCTGGATAGTACGCTGCGCAGTCTTTTGCGCAATCTTAAGATAAGGAAGAACCGCATTGACCTGCTTTTCAATCTCTGCGTTTACATCCTCGTCTGAGGCTTCTTCATCGAGTTCTAAGTTATTGGCAACATCGGCAGCAATACCCTCTAACTCCTCTCTACTGAACCCCAACGCCTTTGATTTGGGTTTCAGGATAACTAAAACTTGCTTCGTTCTTTTTTTCATTCTAACTAAATATTTAATTGAACAATAAAATTCAAGAAATATCCCAGTACGAAGCGATAGCAATAAGTAATGCTGCAAAATTATAAAAAAAGTATTTAATCACCAAATATATTGCAAGGAAATATACTTAATGATTAAATACTTTATGGTTACATATAAATATTAATCTGGATAATTGAGCTTATCCGGTCCAGCTGTGGATAGATATACGGAGAACATATCACATAGTTCTTTTGCTCCTTTTAAGTCGTTGAGCTTGTAATTACCGCATTCCACTTCCGATGCACCTGGAATCGTCTTTGATAGCGAACAAGCCTTGAAGGCTTCTACTATCATTTCCTTTATGAGCTTTGAAGTCCACGTACCTTTAAGGATAAGATAGAAACCTGTAAGACATCCCATCGGACCAAAATACAGAACGGAATTGCTAAGAGGGCTATCATTGCGTAGGTAGTCCGCCATCAAATGCTCTATTGTGTGCGCGACAGCAGGTGACATCATATCTTTGTTTGGCTTGCACACGCGAATATCGAATGTGGTAGCAGTCTCCATGCCCCATTTATCTACTCTCGAAACATAAAGACCTGGCTTCAGTTTCGTATGATCAACTTTAAAACTTGGTATCATTCTCTAATAATTTACAAACAACACTAAATGCCTTTTCGGCAAAACTATCCCAAAAACCTGCATACTGCTCGGTCTGGTTCGACTCCAGGGGATTATCGCTAATAACTCGGATGGACGTAAAACCAATACCCTTCTTGTAGCATACCTGCGCGAGGGCAGCAGACTCCATGTCAATAGCACATACGTTATAAGAATTAGGAAGAAACTCCTTAATTGCCAATACCTGCTCTCTCGTAGTGACAAACTTATCTCCCGTAGCTATTGTTCCTAATTGGAATCTTTCATCCATATCAATCCAGTAGAAATCAGAAGGAAAGACTGCCGGCATACCTTGAACTTGTCCATTGGCATTTGGCTCGCCGCAATATACATCGTGGTAGCAGTACGAATTGCCAATCACGACATTACCAGGTTTCAATCCTGCAACAGCAGCACCGGCGCATCCTACCGATATAACTCTTGTAACTTTGCTGGACGTATTCGACGAAAGAAATTCTGTCAAGCAAGATGCCGCATTAACCTTTCCAATACCAGACTTGATTAGAGCTATGTTTTGAACATTTTTGTAGTCAAGCCAATTCTTTGCAATCCATTCGCTGATAAGGTCGTATTCCTTATCCATAGCGGTAACTATGACAATCATTGCGCACCTCCTTTCGTTAGCTTAAGCTTCTTGCAACGGTTGTAAATAGCGTTCTCATCCACGCCAATCTTGGTAGCGATGGCTTTTACCGGGTACTTGCCATACATTCTGCGAATGATGAAATCCTCGTCAGCAGTAAACACGTGGCTCTTGCTGATACCCATTTCCTTCATCTTTCGATGGATGGCCCAATAATTACGATTGAGCTGCTTTGCAATCTCCGTTGTCGTCATCACCAAAGCGTTAACCTTGATGAACTCAATCTCTTCTGCACTAAAATGTTTTCCTCTACTCATTATTTAATATTTGGGTTCGTTAAGCCGCCCAAGGCTTTCTTTCTCTTTCTGTTATATCTTCTGTTTGCAGCAATCCTTTCAGCGTTCTCTTTACGATAGACTTCCATTCTTGCTAATAAATGTTCCTTATGCTCCTGGTAGTACCTTCTATGGTATTCCCGGATATCCTCCTCACTTCTCGCCATGAACCTTGTCTTTTATAAGTTCGTACAGTGATGGGCTGAGTGTGCTCCATTGATCATTCTCGTCTTTCACGAGATAGAATCCATCAGGAACATAGAACTCTCGATTTCTCAACCTAACTATCAATGTCTGTTTAGTGCAGTCTCCGCTGACAGTCTTTACTAACTCTGAAACGTCTGGGCATTTCCATAATTCTTGGATGTTCTCGGAAGATACTTTAATTGCAATCATATCACTTGAACTTAATAATGAAAAACTCATGGTCCAACCACTTGCCTGGGCAAAGACCTCTCTTCGGCTTGCCGATGCTGATACTCTCAATCTCCTTTTCTACCTTTGGGCTATCGTCATAGTAGCCGTTCTTGAATAGAACGTGAGTGAATGGTACGAACTTCATTGTACCATTATTCAGTTTCTCCTTGATAGTATTGGTGTCTATAAGCATCTCAAATGTCTTACCGATATGAAGTTTATCGTACTTATCGAAATCTTTGAATTCCTCATCCTTGATAAGGAGAAGGCGACTCATCCAAAAGTATTTAATTACCCGATACTCTTCATTCTTTTCGCCCGACACTATCATATCGAACCATTCCTTGCTGACTGCAAGGGTAAGAACCTTCTTCTTTGCTTCTGATAAATACTTATCCATTACTTTAATTAATCTTTCCATAAGCTAACTTATTTTCCCTCTGTTGCTACTACAAAGAAATCGTCACCAATGTCTTTTCTTCTATTCAACTCTTTGCAAAGTACAGATGTATCAGCAAGGTTGATATGCTGGTTTACATACTCCTCCTTATCTGTGAAGGTAAGGAGTGTTTCATCTAGGTTATTTACTTCCACTATATTCTCTACACTTTCCGAAAGAGATTTGATTTCTCCATAGACAAAATCATACGCATTTTTATCGATAACTTTCTGTCTTGTCAGAGTTTCGACTGCTGTTTGAATCTTTAAGATTGATTTTTGCATTTCTTGTTTCATGATCATATTTTTTTAGTTTATTTGAACTACCTAATATATCTCTAATATCGAAAGGATTTTTACCAGCCAGCCTATTAAGGTAATTCATCAGCTTGCGAGAATATCTTGCAGAAATCTTTTCTGCCTTTACAATACGATGGTCGAACTTGTTGCGGTATTTACACTTGCTCGAATCTTCACAGAACGTAACACAACCATACTCGTTATAAGCTTCCTTAAACTTCGCTTTCCAGTAAGGTGAAGGATGCTTACTTGGATAATCAGCATAAGTGTCTGCTTTCAATATCTTCTTTGCCAACCTAACTTTCATATGTTACTTCTTTTTATTACAAGGACAACTACTAGCGTGAATAATAACGCAAGCTCCATGTCCCCTGCCCACAAACAGGTAGTCATGCCCTTTCTTGGTGAATATTTTTATATTAAACTCTTCTTTTTTGTGTAGAGTTCCTAAGCTGAAAGAAATCCTAAAACCAATTACCCCTATTATGAAAATCAAAACGAGCCAACCGGCTGACTTAGCTAATTCTAAAATCTTATTCTTCATGCGCTACTCCTTATCGAATTTGTTGCCGACAACATAAACTTCAAATAAATTAACAAACGGCTCGTAATTGTCAACTTTATCTAAACTCTTGAAGGCAAACGTTCCTTCTTCTTCAATATAAACTACCTCATAGAGATTGTCTATACACAAAAGGTCATAACTGTCATGCACTATATCACCTTCCCAAATCTCCTTTCCCTCACTATCTTTTAACCCTGTGAACTGGCAGACGGTAGAAGGGTCAACCTGATAAGTGAGATTTCTGTTTAACTTGCTTTCTTTCTGACGATTCTCAATAATGTATGTATTACCATTCTCCTCGTAGAAATATCCGCAAACCCATCCTTTTCCGTCAAGACGTATAGCCTTGAATTTGATATTTTCTATCTTCATATCTATTTTGCTTTAATGTTATACACTCCATCAATGACCTCTACTTCATAACAATCGGGACAATAGTGTTTACCATCTATCATTTCCCAATCAGAGTAGTCACCAATATCAACTTCTTTGTTACTGAATAGTGCAGAGCAAGTATCTGTACCTCCAAATACTTCTCCGCATCTATCGCAAACAATCTGATACATTGTAATCGGTCTATACATAAGCTATTCAACTTTTACACCAAACGGAGTTCCGTCGGCAAAGGTGCGATTTTCAAACACTTCTTTAAAAGAACATGTACCATCATCATAAACTTCGACAAAACCTCCTGAATCTACATTTTCAATTACGAATTTACTACCATTTCTGTCTTTTACCCACCCAAACGGCTGGTGTTCCAACATTTCAGCCCAGCACTCCTCAGCATCCTTGAAAGGGCGGTAGGTAGTCTCTGGCTTGATGCGGTAATCCTTATAATAAGTTACTAAATGGTCTAAACTAGCTACGTTAGTATCATACCATTCTCTATTAATTGTTTTATGTTGTATCGTTTTGCCATCTACAATAGCCTGCAGAATAGGCATAATTTTTTTAAGATTCTTTATATCCATAATTCAATCCTCCAATTCTTTAAGCATTTCATTCAAATTCTTTTTAACTCTCATTAGTGCAGGATAACCTCTATCAGCATCAATATCTGGAATTTCTAATAAAGAGTCTTTAATTAACTCAATAGCTTTTTCTTTACTCATTGCTTATCCTCCTTTTTCTGTTTCTTTCTATATGCTTTAGTTGCGCTATACTTATATTGCCATATCGTTTATACATACTTTGGAGATATACAATATAGCCAGCTAATGTTATTTTATTTGCATTCATATTCTCTTCTTTTTACCACCTGCGAATACTTTTGTAATGTTTATCGCAGATTTAATATCTTCGTACCTGACACCACAAACTGTTGCCACATCTTTAATTGCCTCATCTAATTTGAATTGTCTAGCCAAAAACTGATTATTCTTTATCAAGTTGACGATTTCTTCTTTCGTATGAATGCCTTTCCAAAATAGTTCGGTATGTGAGCCTACTCTGTATTCATCTACAGAGAACGGAACACCATAATTAGTATAAACCTCTCCGTGATGCTTGATGAGATGGCGACCAGGATTCTTTCGGATATTATCTATCCAAGTTTCATTATCGCATTCACGCCATATCTCACACTCTGCCCCTGTCAGCGTTTTGTCAATTCCGATAGGATAATGACCGTAACACCCATTTGTTCCAAAGTAAATAATCTCTGCCATATTCTCTTATTTTTACCCTCTCCATGATGTTATCAAAATAATAACGGATTGGAGTCTTTATGAGCCTTTCACTCATTAACGTTCTTCGATATGTACTAAATGCTTGATGCCTTTTCCACCTAAGAGTGCTCTGAGGTGAATTGTCAAGCGGTAATTGATATTTTACGGCTACACCTAATGCCAACCAATCTAATTCGAGCACGGCTTTTTCATTATTATCTTAATTTCACCAAGGAGAGGGTGGTTAGTTACTTCTCAGGCATTGCGTCACCATTCAACAATCCCATATCTGTCAAACGAGCAGTTAAAGCGAGGTAGTACTTCTTCATACCTAACGACTGCTCATTCATCAATTTAAACTGATAGTCCCCAACTTTCTCACGGAAGCCATCTTTAGCTAAAGCTGCATTCAACTTTAGCCAACGGTCTTTCAACTCACTATGCTCATCGAGCATTCTTTTCTGATAATCTTCCATATTAATTATATTTTAGAATGAATATTACTATTTCTATCAATTTCTGCTGGGTCATAACACCCATCTATTCTACACTTTTGCCCTTGCACAGAATATTTACATCTAATATTCTCAAAAACAGGACAAGGTGGGTTCTTTCTTTGTTTACCCATATTACTTATATTTATATCCTTTGCAGGATGGTTAATAAATCACAACACAATCATCAAATACTGATATACTATCAACATTCATGGGGTTCCCATTCTCTTGTGTACCATGAGAATATGGGAAGTTGACTTCCATAGTCTTATCCTCTACCTTTGATAATTCGTTAATTAATTCTTCTACTGTCATATTCTATCTTTTATGCCCGAAGGCGCTTTGTAATTTCAAATTGTTCGTAAAGCGGTGATTTCTTAACATGAGGTATAGAACCCAATCCGTTGTTACCTGTTACTATCACTATCTCCATATCACCTTCATTATCACAAAGGTCTTGGAGTTGTTGAATAAATTCACTTATAAGCATACCTACACCTCCATTTCTGAATTAAGTCCTAGACCGAAGAGAATGTGTTGTAAATCTGATACTGAATACATATTTATACGTATAACATTGTTTCCAATACAAGCATTCCATGAGTAATTATCAAATTCTAACAAATGCAACTTCAAACATTCTTTTTCGACAAACCAATAATACAGGTGATAAAGCATCCATCCATTCTTCTCCAGAATCTCTGGAGTAAGGCGTACTGGCTTTATATTTTCAATATCTACAAGATTATATACTAACCTTTCTTTAGGGCAAGACAAGTCAAAGTGACTTCCGTCTCTAGGCTCTTTAACAACCATGATTTTGTTGTCATACATAACAACATCACCAACAATATATTTCTGTGTCATATCATTATATTTTTAAGTTACTATCTATATGCAAGGCATATAATAAATGTTGGAGTTCGTGAATATACTTTATTGTAAAAAGCATGGTATTTTCATTTATGTAAGTGTATATACCATCTTCTGTAAATTCAAGTACTACATAATTTGCATTTTTTATCTTTAAAGCATACTTACCATTTATAGACTTCCATCCATTCTTCTCTAGAATCTCTGGAGTGATAGGAATACCTTCTATCACATTAACATTAACTTCTTGTAATCTTTCGTTTTCATCATAGTAAGTTGCATAGTAACCATCACAATTGCTAACGATTCTAAGACTTCCATGGATATAAACCAAATCTCCTGGAATATATTCTAACTTTTCCATACGCTTTACTTCATTAAACTAAGTTCTTTCTAGCCCAAGCTTCTTCCTTTGGCTTAGTCTTGAACTGTTTGTTTTTTACTTCATGCCAAACTCCATAAGGAGCGGTCTTATATTCGATGAGAAAAAGACCTTTCTCAATCTTTACGATTCTGTATTCATATACTACCATACGTTTTACTTTTTACGAAGATTAAACTTATCCTCATCTTCATCATAAGGACACTTGAACATCAAAGGACAAATTCCACAAGGTGTAATCTGCCTTTCCTTACATCTGCTTCTTGATTCGTAGCTCATACGCTTTACTCCTTGACTCTTCTAAATATTACATTTTTTCCATCTTTACGGATAGCTGCACTACACCTAAAAGGGCAATGTAGTAATATATTACAGAAGAAACACTTTTCACAAACAAATGGTTTATCTTCGTTTGTTTCTATACATTCAATAATGATTCTTTCTCCAACTTTTATATCTTTCATTGCTCACCTCCTTTGATAATTAAGTCAAACAATTCATCTGCGTATATCCAACCATCCAAACGGTAGGCTTTAACTTCTAATTCCCACATTTCTTGATATGTGTCACAAGCAGTTTCATTTAACATAGCGTTCATATCGTAGAGTTTAATATTACTATTCACTTTTGAGAATGCGAGAATCTTACCATTATCATTTCTAGGAACTTCGCTAGCAGGATGAATCAATTCATTCAAATCGTTCAAGAACTCATTGATAGCCCACTTAGCACCTTCTTTGAAGCTATCTTTGCCCATAAGACAAATCATTTCTTCCTCAACCTCGCCACTATTGTATCTAGCATACTCTGTCTCAATATGCTTATTAGCAGCTTCTTCTATTTTCTTATCGTCTATCATAATTATCTTCCTTTCTTACTATTTTTATCCAATACCTCTTTAATCTCGAAATATTGAGCCTTTATAAATTTTTCCATCTCTGACTTGGTTGTTCTACCAATAACTGAAATATACCCATCCCTTACAGATACCGAGAAATTATCAGTATTGATAAAACTAATGTTAACATCTATGCTTTCATCATTCATAATCTACCCTTTCTTTTTCTAAGTTCTAACATTCTTCTAGTTCTACGGCTTTCCTTGCCACTAGGAGGATTGCCACCAAGCTTTACTTCTGGGATTTCATAATTCATATAGATGGAAGCTTCTTCATTGAGCGCCTTAACTACTTCTTTAGTCAAGACTTCTTCAAGTGATACACCAGTTGGTGTTACAATTATCTTTACATCGTCTCTAATCATTACTCACCTCCTTCCCAATCATCAGTCGTTCCTAGTAGATGTGCTGTCTCTTCGTTGTAAGGTATACAATACTTACGACTAAATCCGATACAACGAAAAGGATATTGTGATTCTTCTCTATAATGAGAAAAGAGGTCAGCTTCCCATACATCATCTTTCTCATTTCGCCCCAATACTTTATCGAATGTCTTAAACTCACACTTAGGCTTTTCTATTTCCAAAGTTTTAAGATCGAGTTTGCCACCAATTTTTTCCTCAATATTATATATATAGATTTGAGCAGCATTACTTTCTTCAATATGAAAATGTTGGGTAACACAAGTATAGCGTCCTGGGACATAATTTTTATAATTCTTATTAAGATAATGTCTACCTATAAAGGTTGTATATGTATCATCTTTAAACTTTTCGAAGATAATATGCGCATTATTCTCATTAACCAAGATATCGCCCTTCTGCCAAGCAAATTTGTTCCAATCACGCATTTCTTTTGATGGGAACAATAGAGGTTCTGCTTCTGCATGATCAAAGTACTTGCCATTATTATAGAAAGAAGATGATTCAGCATGGTGATTTACTACTATTATAGTATCTTCGCTGCATATGCTTGAAGTATATACATCTCCAAATAAGGGAGACCACAACTTCGTATTTACTGGCTTACCATTTAAGATTTTCGCTAAATTAATATTCTTTTCCATATCATTAATTTCTCATTATGTGACACTTAATAACCTTATGAACCATATCTGGCTGCGATTCATTAAAACTCTTAATAAACTGACGCTCCATTTCCTTTGGGAAAATGGGCTTTGTCGGCTTCGGCATCGTGAGAACGGCTTGAATCTTTGCCCCCCCACTCAGCGTAAGCAGACATCTGCGAGTTATCATTTTACCAAACATCATAACCTTACCCTTTCACATAGTTGATTACGTGCTCCTGGGCTTGCTCATGCAAGTTGTCAAAAGCGTCTTCTATAACTTTGGCTGTCTGATCGCCATTAAGGTTCTCCAGCATTTCGCCAACTACCTCTACCATCTTATCTATAGGTAAGGAACAGAACTTATCAACTAAGAAGTTCTTCTGCTCGTTGATGGTCATATCATCAAACAACTCCGATAAATCTACTTCAACTTTATAATCTGCCATAATCTTAATCGAAAATATGATGGTTCAACTTTCTCTTTCTGAGGTTTCTCTTAATCACTTCCATATCCTTGTGGTCGTTAGTGTGGTCCGCAAGAAGCTTGATGATTTCATAGATGTCATTTGCGTTATCCTCCAGGTTGGCGCAAATATTCTCGTCACCGAAGAAACTCTTATTAAAGGGTTTCAAATGGAAGTAGTACTTTTTGGCTGCATCCTGCATCTGAGTGTAGTGCATCTTCTGCTCTTGCTTGTACTGAACGCTTAACATCCTAAACATGCCCTGTTCATCCTTGATGAGCTGATCCAATACATCTGTTACCATTGCAATCAAGCAGCCATTGACCTGCAGGCGTTGGATAATTTTTTCCTGCTTCAAGCCTGATGTTACACCAAGCTCTGAGAGTGTAACCTTCAAATCGTTTACTGTAACTTTCTCTTTTCCCATTGTCTTACTTTTAATTGTCAAACCATAAACCTGCATATCTCCATTCCCAGTGAAGGCAAGTGTCATTAGGCTTCTTGCCTTCACTATAGCATATCTCGGAAGCTATACAATTACTACATATATGCTTCATAATCATGGAAGTTTTGATATCATATAATCTAACTCCTTATCTGTAATATCCAGATTGTTCTTACGCTTGAACTTGATGATAGCATCAATTCCGACCTCGCCTTCAACCAACTGGTAGATGGCATCCTCATCAAATCCCTTGTCTAGAATCTTGATAAGCTCCATTCCCAAATCATGGATTTTCTGCTGAAACTCCTTTTTGAGGTCTGCGTTAATTCGCTCTAAAGTTTCTGCTTTCTGACTAAATCCGCATCCTCCCTCAATAGCGAAGTCATTATTGATGTTCTGACACATCTGGTCAATGTCCTTGCTACCGAAGAACTGAGCGAAATAGGTATCGCCCTTCAAGGACTGTAGAATATCGATTTCTTCTTGCTTTGTCATAACTAATCCTCCTTATCTAACTTATCGTACTCCTTACGTAGCTCTGCAATTTTATTTGCAAAGAAAACCATTGTCTCTTTCAAAAGAGAAAGCATGTCTTTATGATTGAGGATGTCTCCAACTGCTGTATAGTACTTAAGGTTTTCGTTTGTTTCCAGAAGATCAAAGCTGCCGAAGCTTGCTACATTGGTGTTAAATGACTCTTCCTGGAAGTTACCTACCTTTGCTTGGTAGCGAATCACCATCATGTCTCTTCCTACTCCTTTCAAATTCAAATGAGCGATAAGTGACTTGTAGCCTACGTCAATACCCTCTACCTCCCAATCAGGACAAACAGAAATAATGTCTCTGATTTTCTTTGTGGCTGACTCGAACGCATTCTTAATGTTCTTTCTAACCTCTTCCTTCTTTGTCTCGACTGAATTATTCATAATTTTAATAATTTTAATTGGTTCAACTTGTAAGGTAGGCTCTGAATAGTCAAAACTACTACCTTTTATCTATATGCAAAGGTACGAAAATTTTCTGATATATGCAAACTTACCAACGATTATTTTAGTTAAAAATACTAAAACCATTAAATATATGCGGATATATCCGTAATTTTGCCAAATCAAAACTTCGAAGATTATGATAGATTTTAATGAACTTTTTAAAAGAAATGACGTTGGCAGCATCATAGGAGAGCTGAAACAACGCGTGTTGGATATTCCACTTTGGAGTACCCTGTTATCTGAGTATGAGCCTATGCTCCATGAAATCGTAAACGACCACGTAGGCAGACAGGACAGAACGCTTGATGACGGAATTGTAGAAAAGGCAGCTAGATTGCCTATCGGATTGGAGAAGCTTCTTACACGAAGAATCTCTGAGTTCACAATGGCTATACCGGTCAAGCGCGTATATACGTATGATCAGGCTGACGAGGAACTGAAGACGATTGTGCGTGCAATCGAGAAAATCTACACCTGTGCACACATTGATGCCGTGAACATGCACAGAGCAAAGTGCTATTACGCCTCTTGCCAGATGTTCACACTTTGGTACACGCAGAAGAAGCCTAACAAGCTCTACGGCTTCGATAGTCAGTACAAACTGAAATGTAAGACATTCTCTCCAATGGACGGAGTTGACATCTATCCTTACTTTGATGAGTATGATGACTTGCTTGCTCTGTCATTCGAGTATAAGCGTAAGGTTACTGACACAGAGCACACCTTCTTCGAGACCTATACCGCAGACCATCATTACAAGTGGGACCTGTCTTCAGACGATGAAGAGTCCGGATGGAATTTGGTGGATGATAATGAGATTTCTATCGACAAGATTCCAGCCGTTTTCTGGTACCGGCACAAGCCATGCTGGGAAGGATTGAAACCTATCCGTGAGAATATCGAGTACACCATTTCCCGAAACAGCGATGTTGTGGCATACAATTCCGCTCCTGTCTTGAAGATTGCCGGTGCCATCGTTGGAATGGAGCGAAAGGGAGAGAGCAAGAGGGTGTATAGAGTCAGCGAAGACGGCGATGTTAGCTACGTGTCTTGGCAGCAGGCTATCGAGGCTCTTAAGTATCACGTTGACACTCTCGTCAAGCTTTTCTTCATGCAGTCTCAGATGCCGGACATCAGTTTCGAGAATATGAAGAGCCTTGGCAATATCGGCTATGATTCAAGAAAGACACTCCTCATGGATGCTCATCTTAAGATAGGAGAGGAGACTGGTGCCTGGATTGAAGGCTTTGAGAGAGAGGCCAACGTCATAAAGGCGTTCCTTTCCAAGATGAACACGAAGTGGGCAGCTAGAATGGATGAGATTACTGTAGAGCACATCATCACTCCATTCATCCAGGAGGATGAGAATACCCAGATTGACAAATGGCTTAAGGCTAACGGCAACAAGCCTCTCGTCAGCCAGAAGGAATCTATTCAGCGTGCCGGTCTTTCCGATGATCCTGACAAGACTTTCAACGAGATTCAAGGAGAAGAGGAAGTAGAGGCCACAAGAACAGCAGCTTCTATGCCTAACTTATTCTCGGAGGAATAGCCATGAGAAAGAAGAAGGAAGAAGAGAAACTGCACTTTTGCCGTGAATGTGCTCATGCTACTGACTTTCATAGTATGAGCCTTAAAGGTCAGCCTATCCTAGCCAAATGCCCATATCAAGAATGGAGCGTTCTTCTCAACTGGGATTGCTGCAAACACTTTAAAATGAAATTGTATGAAAAAGCCAAAACTGCCTAATCAGAAAAAGGCATATAAAGACCTTGGCAAGAGACTGAACGCTTATACCAGGAAAATCATTTCCATCTATGAGACTCTTGCCAAGGAGTCCGCTAAAATCGCCACCTCCACCGACTTCGATGGGGATGGCGAGTTCTCTTTTGATGATTACCCTAGAACAGAAAGAAAGGTGAATGCCTTGCTGGATTACTATTCAAACAATATGCAGGCATTGGTCTATGATGGAATATCGGACGAATGGAAGAACAGTAACACGCTGCAGGACCTACTTGCCAAAAGGGTAATCGGTACCTTTACTAGGAAGATAGCGGACGCAAAGCAGAAAGCTTACTTTGAGCACAACAACGCGGCAAAGAAGGCTTTCATGGAGAGAAAGATTAAAGGTCTCGGTCTTTCAGAAAGAATATGGAACCAGAGAGCTGATGTAAAGGAGGCTCTGGAGAAATCTCTGTCTGTTGGAATAGAGAAGGGTATGAGTGCTGTTAAACTCAGCAAGAAGGTCAGTAAGTACCTTAATGATTATCCATCACTTGCCAAAGCCTATAAGAAGAAATACGGCAAAGCCATAACCATTCAGAACTGCGAGTACAGAAGCGTTCGCCTGGCACGTAACGAGATAAACATGGCCTACCGTTCTGCCGAGCAGGAAAGATGGGCTAGGATGGATTACATTAAAGGCAAAGAGATAAAGCCGAGTGGTAGCCATCCTAAGCATGATATGTGCGATGAATTAGCTGGTATTTATCCGTTGCCATTTGATTGGAATGGATGGCATGTAAATTGTATGTGCTATGCTATTCCTATCGTTATGAGCGAGGAAGAATATTGGAGCATAGGTCCTAAACGAAGAGTATCTGAGGTTCCTAAGCAGTTCAACGACTATATCAGCAGAAACGAATCAAAGATTCTGTCATCTAAGAGCATTCCTGTATTTCTCACAAACAACGAACAGTATATTACTTCTAGTATAGTCTTGAAAAGCGAAAGGGGAAAGCAATTCTTATCACTGAAAGGCGACAAGGAATATACAGATGTGGCAATGAACTCTAAAAGCGGTCTTAAGGCTACTCACGTCAAACACGAAAAGGCAGACGAGAACCAAGAACCATGCCTGGGTAAAATGACTGGGTATGATCTGGAATATGAATTGAGAGACTTGGCTTACAATAACGGGCATAGTGTTATTTTATGTAAAGAGGGTGAAAGAATGCCTAATACTACCAGCCAATACAAATCTCTCGATATGATTTTTGATGGTGTGCGCATGGATATAAAATCTGTTTGTAGTTATACCTATAAATACAGAAATCAAATCAAGACCAAAAATAAACAGCTGAGTATTTGGAATGCTCAGCAGAATGACAATAGCAATACCGTTTGTCTTTATTTCCATGATAAGAAAATGTTCAAAGACGAAAGCGTTGTTGAGAGCTATAAAAGTTTTGTTAACGTCGCAAAACAGAACAAACAGCCAATAGTTGTCAAGAATATAGTTTGCATTATAAAAGATGGCGAAAAATTGATAATAAAGAGATATTCTTTCTAAAAATGAAGCACTGAAACCATCCAAGGTCAAACAGGCCTCATGGGCGCCCCTGCCTGACTCAATTTGGGCTTAGGTTCCGGATGAATTTCAGTGCTTTTATCTTTCTCCTTTACCGCTGCAAAGGTAATATTTTATTTTGGAAAATCCAAATCTTTTTCGAATTTTAATTGGTTCAAGCCCTCGCTGGTGCATTTAATGTCTTGTAAGCCTCGAAAGCCAATGTGCTCACGTGCTCACTGATGGTGGTGGAGATTGTCATGATGTCTCCCATAAGGAGAATTGTCTCTCCCTTTCCGACCTCTGTAATGAGACTCAAAAGGCAGTTGATTTCATCCTTAAGCGTCTCGGCTTTCTTCATCAGCGGTGTTGGCGGCTCAACCTTGACCTCTTCCTTCTTCTCACCAGACTGAGAAGCAATACACTTCTCAACAGCCTTCGGCACTCTCGGCTTCGGCAGGTTGCAGATGATGTTCTTCTCCTTCAATGCGAGAAGCCAGCGTCTACCTCGCTCCGTCCAAAGAGGTCTTCTTGTGTACTTGCCCTTGATAAGGTGTGTAGTCACCTCAGTTAGCTGATAGGTGGAGTAGGGACTTGTCAGCATCCACTCATAACCCTGGTTGAACGCAAGGCCAACCTCCTTCAGCTCTTCGTACAACTTCTGTGCGCTGCTCATGCCCAACTCCTTCGCCATCTGCGTAGTGGAATAGACACCCTTTGTCATGTCGCACTTCTGCACTCTCTTGAAGCATTCATCGATTCTCTCCTGGAGATCACCGGTGATTTCCTTCTGTCTTGTTAACCACTCCTGGTCCTTTTTAACTTCGACCAGCATTTCCTTTGCGAACTCTTTCAAGCTCATGTCTGCGTTTGTTGCCATAGTCTTTTAATATGCAACCTTCAAGCTCATTTAATAAAGAAGGGCAGCCGCTCGTTACACCCTGAAAAGACTCCTTGGGAGACCAGCGTCCCGGTCTTAATTCCCTCGGCAGGTCGTAACGTTGCAGTTGCCCTGTATGTGTTCGGCTCTTAGTCAATTTTACGACCTTCTTTCTATATGCAAAGGTACGAAAAAATCGGCAAATTACCAAATCTTTTAACCTAAATTACGAATTTAATCCACTGTAAATCAATCGGTTACAAGCTATCTATATGTTTCTTGGCTTCAGCTAGTCCAACGCCCTTCTCATCCATATATAACTTAACAGCTTGAATAACTTTCTTCGATTGTACCATCTCTCTCAGCACAGAGTCCAAATCATCCTCTTGTGGCTGCTCGACATTGATTTCTGTTGGCTGAACGTTACCACCGCATCTATCAACCTCATCGATGATTACGTTTACAATATCTGCAATTTCCTGTGCAATTTTAAGTCCATTCCTATAGATGTAGCCTTCAGTTCCGTTACTCTTGATAGGCTTTCCTTCTACAGTCATGTTTCTTGCGTTGAAAGTGTTTATGAGTAATGAAGGAGAATTTACATCTCTAAGCAAAATCTTAACTTGAACCAGAGATACCACAGAAGCTTGCTTGCTTCCACCAGATAAGCCTCCGACTATAGCTCCTGCACTTCCAGCAACAGCTCCACCAACGATGGCTCCACCAATAGTGCGAATTGTTGATTTCTGATGAATCGTCTTTCCGTTATCTATCACCTCTACCTTAATAATGTCATTATAAGAAATGGTCTTTTGTGTGATATGATTTGAATAGAAAATCTTCTTTCTATTATTATCGATCATAAAGACAAATTGATTGTTTATACCAATGACTTTCTTTGTAGGTGTAAAGTCTGATACCGAATTGATTATTTCTTCAAGTTCCTTCCCTTGATTTTTTGTTTGGTTGCTCTTCCAACATACTTGAATGATTGCTGCGACAAATATAAGTATGACAATAAAAATAAATGTTCCCATATGATGCGCCCGTCATGCCGGTAGCTAAGCTTTAGTTAATAATCCGTCTATCAGATTAATAACGCATCATATGGTACTTTATTGTGTTGAACCAAAAAAAATCTAAATTTTTTTGAGTGCCTTTTCTCGCCCTGCATTCAGCTGGCGGTACTCATTGAAGTCTTTGTAATGTTCGACCTTTCCGTAAAGCTTCGGGTGGTCCATCATCTTATCAATCATTTCATTGGAGAACTCGTGATATCCGAACTCATGGTCTCCCTGGACGGAACCCATTCCCTGGCTTCTCGACGGCTTGTAATTATAGGTAAAGTTGATGCCTCCCTCATAGGAGTATCTAGCAAGACTGTATGACAGAAACTTGCCATCCTTTCTTAAGATGTACCCATACGTCTGTGTCAAGCTAATGACGCGATATCCCAGCTTCTTGATTTCCTCCAGATTGTCTTTCATACGCATCATGCTAATGTCCTCTGAAAAGCGCACATTTCTTACATTGAACTCACTGTGTGAATTGATGTACAAATCGAGCTTGTCGATATCCCAATCGTCTGGGTATATGAATTTCACCAATCTCTGTAGCCCTTTCTTATAGTTGATAAGAACCGCAAGAGTTGACTTTGGCTTGTAATTTCTCTTAATCTTAACCTTTACTTCCATAGTTATTTCTTCTTGAATTTATAGTTTGGGCAGCTTCTCTTGTTTCCCATCACAAGCAGTACCGGGAACAGCAGACCGTGTCTGCAACCATTTCCGTGCTCGTCAGCAGCCTCGCAAGAGAAGCAGCCGTAATACTCGTTAATATTTAATGCTGCCATTATTCGTAATCCCTAATGTTCAACAATACTGGGAATCTCGGCACTCCAGCGTCAGAATAACCTTGATGCTGAACAGTCGCCGCCATACCTATCAACTCTTCCTTGTCGGCTAAGTATTGAGCTCTGAGTGACTTTGAACCTACCGGGCGGGCACAGAACTCGTACTCTCCACACTTCAGTTTGAATATCGCGGTACCTGCATCATTGCCCTCCGCTTCCAAAACATCGACCACCTTGAACTCCGTCGTGTCGAACGATTTCAGCTTCATAAGGTCATTGCTTCTGCCCTCGGTATAGGTTCCATTTGCATTTCTGATAATGGCACCCTCGTAACCGGTGGAAACGAATATCTTGTGCCATCGCTTGATGTCCTTCTCTGAATGGGCAACGAAAGTCTGCGTAAGGTACACCGGTCCATTTGGATCAATGGAAGCAAACTCCTCCTGCAGAACTTTCCATCTGGCAGAAAAGCTTCCCGGAATCTGTGCATCGTAGATAACCATACGTAGCTTGTCAGTCATAGCAGAACGGCACTTGACAGCAGAGCATATCTGCTGGAAGGTCAATTCCTGGTGGTTGTATATCTCCCCATCCAAAGGAAGCATACCGCGGTGTTTCTCTCCCCAAGCCTTAATCTGAGGAACATCATATTCCTTACCACCTCTCGATGTGAGGTGAACCTCGCCACCTTCTCCTTCATGAAGGATGCAGCGAACTCCGTCATACTTAGGCTGGGCGAAGCAAGGAAACTTCGTCTGTGACGGATAATATCTTGTTGCTAACATTGGTTTCATACGCTACTTAATATCTGAGGTTATTTTAATTCTCAATGGAGTACCATTCACTCTGTGCGTGACGAAAGACTCCAGGTCCGTATAGAAGCTACTGTAGCACTCTACACTAGAGCTTTCTACTTCAATGGTGATATTTTTTTTCATAGCCATTTCCCGTATCTTCTGTGAATCTCATCGTAAATGTAGGCTCCGCTCGTATGCGAAGCACTGAACATTAAGATGATGTCGTTATCTACCTTAATCTGACTTGTCCTGACAACTTTATCGTTCTTGACGTGGTCGCAATAGACCGTGTTGCAGGAGTGATATAGGTGCATCGTGCGCCCATATCTGTCTGTTCCTATATTCTCTTTGTACATGGCTAGTCCTCCAAATCTACATAAAAAGCAGCCTCAATTACATCCTTGATGTTCTCTGTGAAACCACAAATTCCGTTATACTCCAGCCAATGATCCAGCAACTCCGTGTTAGTCATTTCGGCAACTTCACTCTCATTACACTCTGCCTCTACTACAAGGAACTCCATTAAATCGTTCTTATCCATATTACTTGATTTTATTGATGTCACAAACTAATACATTACCTACTATTACGTCTCTAATACCTGCAATATTCACAAGCATCGTGGCGTTCTCGTTCTGAGGAAGGTCGTAAACCTTGCCTTCCTCATTAACAACCATCACCTGCGACTTGCTGAGTCGGACCAACTCGATGTGTCCACCAACAAATCCTCTCAACTCCTCCAATGAGAAATCCGTTCCGTTGGATGGCTCCACATTCTTCTGGGCGCCATCCGTGAATATTACTGTTGACAACATAGGCTAATCATTCTCTTTGCATTATTAATAGAATAAGTCTGTGTCTGACCGTCGATATAGACGTATCTCTGACCGAACATATCCTCAAAAACCTGAATGATGTGCTTCTTGTATTTGAGAAGCTTTGTTTCAAAAAGACCGTTCATAATCTTTATAATTTTAATTGGTTCAACTTATAAGGTAGGCTCTGAATAGTCAAAACTACTACCTTTTATCTATATGCAAAGGTACGAAAATTTTCTGGTATATGCAAATATACTAATGATTATTTTAGTTAAAAATACTAAATTGTAATACGCTGGTAATCAAATAGTTAAGGCGCTTACTCTCACGAGCAAACGCCTAGCTAACATGGTTTAAAAAAGAAATTACAAGAAACCGCCACGTCTGAGCTGTGCATCGGTAGCATTGTTAAGCCACTCCTCGCACTTCTCTATAATGCCAGTACAAGCGTCCGGTGCATCATCGTGGGCGTTATATCCTTCCTTTCTGTAGGATTTCATATCGTGGGCGAACTCCGGCCACAACTGTTCCCAATTAGAAGGGAAGACTAGTTTATTGTTTACCTCGCTGGAGCGAGTGAAGATTCTAATCTGTTTGTTCTTCGATTGCGTGAACGTTACGAACTGGGTGATTCTGTTTCCGTGTTCCCTTGTTATGCGCTCGACATTGCGGGCATAAGAGCGGCCACCATTGTTACTTTCAACGAAACACACGTCTGTCTGATTGCGCTTAACCATATTGGCTTGCGCTGGTTCCGTGTATTCCATCGGTCGCTTGGTATATAGAACATCGGTAACATAGTAGCCGTCATCGTGTGCATCGAAGCATATAGAGCAAAGGAAGTCGAAACCGGTATCTGCCGAGTCGGTGTAGTTGCCAATCATTCTTGCATACCTTCTGTCCGGCAGCTCATCGTATGTTCTGAAGGCATGGTACATAAGACCTTCCATAGGGGTTGGGTTCTGCATGTACTGTGTCTCAAATACGAACTCGCTGGCATGCTTGATTTTATACAGCTCCTCCAGCGTATGCTTCCACGGCCACAAGGCTCGCTCCTTTCCGTCCTCGTCTGTCTGTATTACCGGGAGGGAGACAACTTTCCACTCATTTGGCTCAATCTCTTGAAGGTAACCGCACAAGTCGTGCTCGTGCAACCTCTGCATGACGATGATAATTGGCGTATGACGTGAGTTTACACGGTTACGGATGGTTGTCTCGAAACGTCTGTTGATAGACTCTCTGACGTTATCGGACAAAGCATCGTCCGGTCGTAAAGGGTCATCGATAACTATGGCTCCCGAAAAGTGACCGGGGTTGAACGTAGCCATAAACTTATCCATGTTCTTTATGTCTTCTTCGGTCCAGTCTGGCTGACCTGCACCAAAACCTGTGATCTGACCCAAGGTAGATGTAGCATACTCACCACCACCTGCCGTTGTGCTCCATTTTGATCTGGTGTTATCGTTCTTTCTGATTTTGACATTCGGGAATAGTGTTTGAAAATATGTGGAAGTTATCGTGTCCTTGACTGCCATTGAATTGTCCTGGACGAGACTTCCGGAATAAGATATATGAAGAAACTTTGAAGCAGGGTTCAACGCAAGACCATATGCGATAAACATCTGTGAACACAAGAGGGTCTTTCCGTAACGAGGGCTGATATTGATAATCAGCTTATTCGTCTTTCCCCTTATCACATCCATGAGCGCATCACATATAATCCTGTGATGTTCGCCTATTACATACTCACGTCGAGCAGTATAGGCGAACATCTTAGTAGTGAATTGCAGCAGGGACGATGCCACTAACTGCTTATGAAGAAAACGTTGTTTCTCAAAGTCCATTTATCTTCTGTAATTCTTTAATATCATCCAAGGACAGTTTAGGGAACTTGAAGTCCTCGCCATCCTTGCCGGTTACTTCTTGAATATGCTTATCTGCCAATCCGTTGAGCCTTGCAACAATGCTGGAATCAAACTGATGAAGCATGGCACCATCAATCTGCTGGGCCATCACGACATTCTCAATCTGTGTTATCACCTGCTCAAAGCCTGGTCTCTTAAGATTACCTCTCTTGAAATCAGCCCATTTCTGAACGATGCCACAGAAAGCACAAAATCCGACAAGAGTATAGGCTCTTCTGAAAACCCTTACCTCTTGTCTCATGGAATTTGTGGATTTGCCGCTGCCGCCTGCAATGGAGTTGCTACCAGTCTTTTGCTGCCAAGGGTCATTTTCAACATCATCACAGTAAGCTACAAACTTATCCCATAATTCCTGAGAAGACTTAATCTTGTATGGTCTTCCAACAGGATTGGGGATTCTATGTACGAAAGACTTTACTTTCGGCTGTGATGATTCATCTGTCATGGCTTCTTAACTTTTACTAGTTTACCGCAAGCGGAACAATTATACTCATAATACTCTGAAGGCTTGACCTGGATATTCTCCTCAACGCCCTTCATTTCCTCCTTGAACTTCTGGTCCTTCTGGGCTTCCGTTACGACCTTCTTAGCCGTATGGTTAGTCTCAGCCTTTGAAGGTGTGGCCGCAGGTTTCTGTTCCTTTGGCTTAGCGTTGAGTCCAAGCATACCGGCAATGCTCTCATCGAAAGCAAACTGAATGCTGTTAGGATCACCGAGATAGGAGAGCTCCTTGCGAAGCTTCTTCTCGTTCCAAGTGGCAAACTCGGACGTCTTGTCATCAGCGATTCTATACTGCTTAATCTGCTCATCAGTCAGATAGTCAACACGGATGCAGGGAACCTTATCCATTCCCAATGCCTTAGCGGCCTTATACACACCGTTACCGGTTACAATCACGTTGTTCTTGTCAACGGAAATAGGCTGAGTGATGCCGAAATCCTTGATGGACTGCATGATTGCCTGTACTGCCGTCTCGTCGGTCTTGTGTGAACCGTCATGAGGCACGATACTGTCAATAGGTAACTCAATTACCTTGTCATTAATCTTAATCTCTTCCATACCTGTTAATCCTCAATTTCTATTGTTTCCATGTTTCCGCAATATGGGCAAACGACCTTCATATAATGTGAACCGTCCTCGCGCTCTTTGAGAACGAACAAATCCTTGGCAGGGTCTTCCTCCTCCTCATCTGAAGGAGCTTCCTCACTCTCGCCAGCCTCTTCATTTGATGGAGCCTCGAAATTCTCCTCATCAACCTGAGAATAGTCATCCTGGAAGCCACCATACTCTTCTGCCTGCTGATTGATGCTGTCGAGGGAGAAGTTGAGCATCTGGTTGATATCCTCAAAGAAGAATGCCTGCATATCGGTAGGAACCTCCATGTTGCGCAATTCCTCCAAAAGCTGGTCTTCATCAAAGGAAGATTTCTCTGCCAGCTTGTTATCGAGGATGCGGTACTTCTTTGCCATTTCGTCGTCCATATCCGAGTAAACGACAGGAACGAACTCCATGCCCAACTGGTAAGCGGCCACGTATCTTGTGTGACCGGCAATGATTACACCTGCCTTATCAACGAGGATAGGCTTAACGAATCCAAAACGCTTGATACTCTCCTTCGTAGGCTCAACCGCATTCGTGTTGTCACGAGGGTTGTCATAGTAAGGAAAGATTTCACTGAGCTTAACTGACTTTACTTTCATTTCTTATCCTCCTTCTTCTTGGCTGTCTCTCTTGCTACGCGTCTCTCGTCGACAACCTTTTCGATAGCCGCATTATACTTATAGCTCTTGAAAATCTTGGCGAAACCGGTAACATACTTAAGTTTTACAAGCTCTTTCTGCTCCAGACCTACCTTTTCGCAAATCTCACGCTCAGACACACCATCTCTGAGCATATTGAAAACGATGTTTACCATTCCATCTACAGAGTGACTTCCACGGGCACGATTATGTCTTACGGTTGATGCCATACGCTGGTCGATGTCCTTGTCTAGAACTACGATAGGCAGCTTTCCGCCACATCGCTCATTGATGTCCGCAAACTTGCGAATAACGAGGTTTCTGTGGAAACCGTCGATGATTACATACTTCTGCAGCTTCTCGTCCCAAATGGTAACGATAGGCATTGTGTAACCGTCTTCCCTCACGGATGTATAGAGAAGACGCATTTCCTTATCTGCCACATGGTTAGGGTTGTAGTTGTTGGCTACAACCATATCCTTGTCAACCCAAAGCACGCAATCTACAGGGTTGACTTTCTCCGGAGATAAGGAACTGATATACTTTCTGAGGTCGTTCAAAAACTGCACCTTATCCTTGGCAGCATCAAACTCCTTCTTGATGTTCTCTTGAAGATTCATATTCCTTATTAGCTTTTTCTATTTTAACATAATTGTCGCTCAAATACTGACGCAAAGAACGCTCTACGCTCTGAATGCGCTTCATTCCGAAATCTTCCGCAATGACGCAGACAGCGCTGGTATAACCAATCTGATGTATTACGTAATCAATGCACTCCTGGCAATGACCGGCTTTAGCTACATTTCTCTTCTTGGCGGAACGGTAGCCTTTCTTGATAGTCTCCGCATTCTTCTTGTCTTCACAAAGATTGTCTGCGAGATAATCAACGTATTCATCCCAATCCTTGAAATAAGGTGGCAAGTTGTAGCAGTATGTTGCCACTTCGTTAAAGACGTGTACAGATGTATTGACGTTTGCCACTCTTCGCACCAGCTTGTCGTAGAACCATGGATCCACTTCCTTAATGAAGCCTAAGTCGTGGATAGCCTGCTCATGGATGAGGGAACTTACTCGGCACGCTCTGAGTGGCTTCTGCGTGAACTGATAGTTATAGAGCTTACAGTACGGAAGCTTGTTGCTGAAGATGTAATACCATACATCATAAACCTTCCAATCCCAAATAGGGTAGAGTACCAGACTTCTCGGTGTGCCGTCTTTATAATATCCGCCACCACCTCCCCACGTAATACCTGGAAGGCACTCGCCTCTAGTAAGACCCGACAATCGTGCCGGCGACTCCTCGATACGGACACCACCTAAAGTTAGGTAGTCTTTGCCGAAGAGCATTCTGTGTACCTGATCAAGGGTCTTGGAGAAATACTGATTGTGCGGAATCTCCAAATCACCATATGAATCTGGTTCCTTCTCACGAATCCACTTTTCTCCTGGCCCCCATACATTGAACCATTCTCCCTTTGAGGCATTCCATTCCTGGAAGTATGACTGAATCCAATACGGCTCAACCCACGGCAAGTGCATGATGTATCGTATGTACTCGATAGTCATTGGAGTCTCTGCCTCTTGGTCTAGGAAGAGGACAGGAATCTTTTCAATTCCCATCTCCTTCATAACCTCGTGCGCAAGGTTGAGAACCACGGTAGAGTCCTTTCCTCCCGACATCGTCACGACAATCTTACGCTTACCATAAAACTCCCGAAAGATGTATCTGAATCTTTCAAGAGCTGCCTCATAAACGTTTTTGTCACTGTAAAATATCATTTCTTTCTATTGTTTAATAATACCTTGTCGCTGGAATTACTGAAATGGGTGTCAAGGTAATTCTTAAGCCTACCCATCATTTCATTATTGTTGTGGCCGCGAGCAGCATTGTGCATGATTGTTGCATATCTCAACTTCTCTTCGTCGAAGTCAACGAAGCATACAGGAACCATCTCATATCCGATGACGCAGGCGGCGCGGTATCTGTTCTCTCCGTCCACAATTTGCATCGTCGAGCGGTTGACAACGATAGGCTGAGTAAATCCGAAATAGAGCAACGATTTGATGAGAAGGTCGAAGCTGTCTGCATCATGCGTGTTAGGGTTATAGTCATTCGGATAAATGTCATCAACCTTGACGTATTCAATATGCAGCGGCTTCACCTGCTCAACCTCGATATTGTCCTTCGCCAATTTCAAGGCTAGATTTTCCTTAGAGTTTTTTGTATTCATCGAGAAATTCCTTGTTTACGATTTCCTTAACCCAATCCTTGCTTGACTTAGCCAAATAAGGATTTTTGAACTCACTCTCCCAATCTACAGACTCTACATCAAACTGGTTGTCGTAGGTCTTGCTGTTTCGAGGAATGCCACCTACGGCGCCTGGATTGTTGAACGTGCTTCTGTATGCACCGAAATGCTGAACCAGACCGGGAACGATAGCGTAAAGGTCGATACCCTTTGCCTGAAGGTATGCCTTAAGGCGCGAATCATCATAACGTGTCTGATCATCCGTCATCTTGTTTGATGTTTCAACAAAATCCTTGGCTAGGTCATTTGGATATACGCTAGCCTGCAGCCAGAAATTAGTCTTTGTAGAAATAACGTGCTTGCCCTTTGCGTAACAATCAGTATAGTCACCATTTGTAGGATTGTAGAAACTGATAACATTGTTTTCGGGAGCAAAAGAGAGAATATGTAAAATCTTGGCAAGAATGTTGCGGTCAAAGGTAATGTCATCGTGGATAATCATGCGATGGGTTCCTTCCGCTACCTCTTGCGTCAACGCTTGGGAATAATTGTCCCAAAGACCCTTACCTCGGTCCATAGAGATACTGACAGGAATACCATAAGGCTTCGTGCTGGTCTCTATCAACTTCTTAAGGTATTTGCCCTCACGTTCTCGCTTCGGAACGTTGAGGATGATAATCTGAGAGAGTTTAATCATATGCGTAATTATTTAGTAACTGTCCATTCTCCACCTCGCTTGGCAACCTTGCTGATGGCTACTGCCAAACGGTTTCTGTTCATATCGCTACCATAGAACACCTTACCTGCGGCATAGGCTGCTTGGGCAACAAGTCCTTGACCCATGAAGAAGTCTGTGATAGAGCAGAACGGAACATCCTTACAAATCTTGAACACCGCATCCCATTCATCCATTCCATGGAGTCCCCAGTCTTCTGCCTGCTTGGTGCCTTGGATAATCCAGCACTTGCAATCTGGCTTATGATAATAGGTGTTCTCGTAGATTTTTACATGAGGGAACAGCGATTCTACCATAGGAACCAACTGTTTCTTATTTCTGTAGAAGCACTCGACGAATAGTCTGTCCGGATTAATCTGCTCGATGCACCTCTTGATGTGGGCAACGAACTCATCAAAATTATCAACCGGGCATTGCTTCTCCGCCTTGGTATAATACGCTTTGAGGACACCTTTACTTCCTGCCGGGTCGATGAATACACAATCGGCATTCTTTGAAAACTCCGGAAGCCCCAAAGTAATATCGGCAATGGTAATCTTGCTACCATTGCCTAAACTGTAAATCTCGCCTTCTGTGATGGGGTATTTGTCAATACTGCCATCATAACGCAAACCTTTCTGTGATGTCATACGCAATTTACTATTAAATAATTGTGATACTCTGATACATTTTCTTCACCAAAAAGACTGAACAAGACCTTCTTTGAATAGAAAAAATGTCTGAACTCCACATCACACTTCTCATAAGTGACCGGATGATATTTCTCCTTGTAGAACATCAAGAACTTGCGAGCCTTGCACTGCGATATTGCCAGAACGGCATAACGGGAAAGATAAGATGGGGAACCGAACAATGCTACGATATTGTCGAAATTCCTGCAATCTAAACTCTTTCCGTCGAAAGGCTCACATACAACCCTATCCTTATAGGCTGGGTATTTGTTAGTGAACTGCTCCAACATTCCTTTACTAGGATCAATTCCTAGATATTCCTGTGGGTCGATTTTTGCAATCTCTGTCAGCAAGCCGGTACCACATCCGATGTCTAGGATTGAACCGCTGAGAGGTGGGAGCATTTGCCCCACCTCACGGTTCTCAACGAGACTCATTTCATCACGAAACAAAGTGTCGTACTTACTTGCTATTTTATCATACTGGGAATAATTCATTTTCTACTGTTGCCTGTTGCCAGGTGATTTTTTTACTTGAAATGGTTACGAAATTCTTGTGATTGTATATGTTACAATTCGGGAACATCGATTTCAACTGCATTCTGTCATAGGTGAAATGGTGCATTTCCTCGAACTCTGCAGGGGTGTAGTCATCCTTGTAGAACATAAGGCAATAATCCAAACCACTCTCGCCCAGTTTGCGGAGATACTGAGGCATGAAGTAGGAAGCGGTACCGAAGAGAGCAACAACAACGCTGTCTGCCGACATCCATTTCTTTATCGCCTCCTCAAAAGAAATAGTAGAACATCTTCGGAAAAAACCAGAGGTCTTCTCCCTGAACTGCTTGATTGCTTTCTTGCTAGGATCAACTCCATAATACATCTCCGGCTTTATCTTGGTGTAGGCGACGAAGTCTCCGTTTCCGATGCCTGCCTCGAAAAATCTTCTGTCCTTGAACGTGAACATGATAGATTTTGCCATCACGTCCATTTCCTGATTCGAATAGATTCGCGGTACCGGCCACTCCAGGAAGTCGAACTCGTTGAAAACCTTCTGTCTGTTCAAAATCCAAGTAGTCTCGAATGGGTCACCCATCGTCCAATACTTGTAACCATCAATGTAAAGGTAAGGGAAATTATACTTCCCCCATCTTTCATGGACTCCATTGTCTCGCTGTGCGCTGACGAAGTAATAGAACTCGTCGTTTGTCAATGCGCACTTGTCTCTGTGAATGTACTCATGAGGAACGTCTATCATTGAAGTGGCCCATTGCCACTTACAACGCTTGATGAACTCTCTGAGCTTACTGTAATCGTATTCCATCGCTGCAAATTTAATAAAATATTTAATGATTAAATACCTAAAATCTAAAATTAACTATATTTTAACATAAAATTGTGCATATATGCGGCTTGGATAGTCAAAAACACCGCAAAATAGGCTCTTCTCATACGCAAAGGTACGAAAAAATCTCGATATATGCAAATATATCAAACGAAAATTTTAGCCAAAAATACTAAAAATTACGCCGTTCTACTAGCCCTGTTCGGGAGCCTGGATTCTATCTGCCACAGATTATCTTTGATAAGCTTCAGAATGGCATCGTGAAAAGCGGAATTGATGTTTCCGTGACCCTGGCATTGAACGACGGTAACATCGGCTAGATTTACTTCGATTGTCTCCATGCGCTGCCCGTTTACCTTGGCAGAAAGTATGAGGCAGTTCGGCTTTCTGTTCACATCGTAATAGCCGTTTCTGAATACGCAGTGCCCCATTTCCTTGCCCTCTTCGAAGAACTCCTGGACGGATTTAAGAACCTGTATGTCTATGACACCATCCTTTATGTCTATGTCAAAGAACTGCTTTCTTCTGTCAACATAAACATTAGCCATTGCTTCTGCCTTTTTCTTATTCTCCTCTTCGGCTTTAGCGGCTTGCTCCAGATATCTGAGTTGCATTTTCTCTTCCGCAATCAAACGCAGCTTAGTCATTCTGTCCTCCATTTTCTTTTTCTTGTTGTCTGCTGCCTTTAGCCACTTGTCGTGCGCCTCACGAAGATTCTCCGGGCAAACTATAGAAGGGTTACGTACATCTTTCTTAAGATACATAATACTGTCGAGCATATCCCACCACAAGCTATCGTAAATATAAGAAGCCTTTCCGTGTCTGACAACAATCTTGACGGCAGACATTTTTTCTCTGTCGAAGACAGCTTCATGGTACTTACACACCTTCCACATATCAATATCACGTCTCATGAGAGTTTCATTGTATGGGTTAGCATTGACGGAACGGAAGATTTCGTCACACAGAATCTTTTCCCCGAAGTCTCTGAGAGCATATTTATACTTGCCTTGGACTGAAGCGTAATATACTCCATCGAATCCAATATCACGAGGATCACCCAAGAAACTCCATACAGTATGCGTTCTTACTTCCAACTTTCCGAAAGCAGAAAAAGCATCTTCTATATATCCGCTGGTTCGCTGCTTGGCAAGAAAAACATATTCCCCGTCTTTCAACCATTGCTGCATACACTCCTTGAAGTAAATCTTCTCCTTAACCATCTTGTGGAACCGGAACTTCACTCTTACCTGGAAGTACCTGAGAACCTGCCATCCCTTGAATGTGCATACAAGGTAGAAGCATCCTTTAGAAAATCTATCACTGTATTTGTAGGCATCATCTTCAGAGATGCAAGTCTTGATGGCCCACTCACGTTGCTTGTCTGATAACTCCGGTATTCTATCTGAGAGTTTTACAACTTCACGTTCTGTCTTATTTCTTGGCTTCATAACTCACATATTTAAAAATCAAACAAACTCAACTGCCCAATCTCTGCATCCTTCTTTCTCTGAGCCTCGGCTTTCTTCTTCAAGCGTTCCTTCTCTGCGGACTCCTTCTTTTTGAGCTCCATGATCTTGGCTTGCTTGAACTCCTCCTCAGCCTTCTTCTCCAGATTCTCCTTGGTCTGGTCTGAGAGATTTGTAACAATGGTGCAATTCTGATTCTTAGTGAATGAGACTTCTTCTTCATTATAATAATGAACTGCCATTCCGTAAATCTCATCATCGTCAAAGCCATTCCTTCCGGATTTCTTGACCTCTGAGATAATAAAGTCGCAGCAATCATCGATATTCTTGCCAGGCTTGGCGTAATCCTTTGCGAACAATTCATCCTCTGCTGCACGCTTGTCAAGATATGCCTTGATTACCTTCTTGAATGTTTCTGATCCTTTCATAACCTTTCCATTTTTTGAAACCGATGGGCTTGTTTCTGAATCCCTTACGGAAAGCTTCTCTCATAGAGATGCAAATGAAATCTACGCTGCATTGTGCCAAGCCCGTACAAAACGCACAATCCTCGCAATCATCCATTGGTTCCGCTACGTACACGATGCCGTTAATGACTATCGCCGCTTTCTCCTTGAAGACTGCCATTCCTTTTCGCTAGCAAAGCCTTTGACCTTATTAATCTTCTAGCCAAATCAAAGTCTTTGGGCCTTGTGGATTTTTCATTAATAAAAGCTGCTGCTTTTTCTAGAACACTAAGCAGTTCTCTGAACTCAGTCTTCGTTGTCTTCACTTCCATACGCTTTCTGTGCCGTTATAATTCTACAACCGGTGTAATCGTCGGCAGAAAGGACAATCTCACCATTCTTAACCTTTTCTCTAATCATGGAGCAAGCATCCGTATTTGATTCTGCCTCTACGGTTATTGTCTTACTCAAAGTTTCTTGAATGCAAACATCATATTTCATATTATGTTACCTCCCATGTTTCAATATTAAACTCATAGTTTTTACCACTACATTGGCTCTGCCCGATATTGCGCAAATCTTTAAGTTGCTCTTCCGAAGCTCCGTTAGCCTCGGCTGTTGCGTAGCATTTCTGAAGGTTATCGGCTACCCTGAGCAATTTGCCGCTCCCTTTTGTGTGCCAGGCATCTTCTTTATAAATCAAGTGCACCTTCATAATTAAATCTTTTTAAAATGAACACTAGTTCTATCTTTACGTTCACGTGCAAGGCAAGCTAAATCTTCGCAAGTTATCTCGACGTCATCGCGATGAACGTTTGGAATACATACAATACAATTTGGACAAGACCCTCGTTTTGCCACAACACAATTAATGCCATTGATAGAAAGCTTTTGACCGATAGGGAAGTCTGCTTCTATACTAGACTTTTTTACATTGATGATATCTTTGTTCTCATCCATGATTAATCCTCCTTTTCTTTTAAGTAACGAAGGTATAACTGACAGTTTTCGCAATCGGAATTGCATCTGTAACTATACTCGTTGGCACAAGCCATAAATAATTCACTTCTTTTCATAAGCGCCAAGTAATAATTTATACAAGTCCAAAATCATCTTCTTACAGTACTCCATATCCTCAACAACATCCTTTATGTGATATGGGGCACCATTCTTTCCGTGTCCGTCGCTATCTAACCAAATATAGGTCTCATAATCGACGTCAAAGTTGTCATGATACTCTTTTATGTGTTCAAGCAATTCTTCCGCACTTTCAAATGGTCCGGTTGATATAGAAAAGTCTTGACCTGCAGGTGAATATCTTGAAAAGAGCAATCCTTTCCAGTTAGTGTATTCCTCTTCTGTGACAGTCCAGGAATCAGACTCTGCTATTTTTATTAATTCTTCTATTTCCATATTATTTTAAAATTAAAGGTCGGGTGCCGTCTTTCCGAGCTGTCGCAAAATAAAGAATATCAAACATTGTTTTGTTATTTAATCCCGACCATTGATTAACGATGATTTTACTTAATTCTACATGACTCACCTCCAATCTTATTAGGTTTAACTTCCATATCCTGTAAATCTGCCAACGGCAGAACTTACGCTTTCATTTGTTACGGAACCCGGCTTCAAGAAGTACTTGTAATGCGTGCTTCTCTCCAACCTCTCACTCCAGCAGAAACCGAAAGCATCGAACTCCTTGCCGCACCATTCATGACCGTAGTAGTATTCGCTGGCATGCACCTTCTGTTCCTTGCTGAGCTGCAAGAATAGTGCGCGACTCTTGCTAAGTTCCGTTGGGTTCTCCTTGAACTCCTTCTCGATTTGCTTACGCTTCTCGGTATATTCAGCTAATTTCTGCTGATACTCATCCTCGCTGTCGCAAAGATAATAATCTGTGTCAGTCCAACGGCTATCCCAATAGGAATTTGAAGACTGATGTATATGATAAATATTCTTCATAATTGTATATTTTTATTGGAAGGTAGGCTGCCGTCTTTCCGGCTGCCAGATAAGAATAAGGTATCTAACTAGTGGGTGTCCTTACTACCCGTTATGTTAAACCTTACTTTTGCCTACCTTTATAATAAGTATATAAATCCATCATGCTATTATAGAACCACTGCCATGCGACAATCTCCTTCTGCTCTTTGGTAATATCCAGGGCATCAGTAATCATCTTTCTGCGCCAGTTTATCAGTCTGTCACATGACTGGATGATTCTTGCAATCATCACATGGGCGACATTCTCCATCATTACCGCCTCGCCGTTTACCATCTTCAGGGCGTACTTTTCTGCAGCATCGTGCCAAAGGTCGTAGGCTACAGAATCATTATTGAGCATCAGATAGAGTTCTTCCATATCAGCAGTTCTCTTGTACTGAACCATTTCCTTTACAACCATAGCTATCTCCTTTCCAATGTTAAGTCTATCACGTATGGAAGAGTATGCTGTGGCATTTCTCCTAAATTGATGCAGTTGAATTGGCAGATACGTTTAATGGAAGCTTCTTCCTTTTCAACAACCTTGTAGATCAACTTAGGTTTAATTTGTTCTGTCAGCTCAACATTGAAGTAAGAGCAGTTCTCATCCATTGATATTCTCGTTGCAATAGCAACCAATCCGAAATCAGGGCTGAAGAACAGATACTTGCTGCCCGTAAAGATGGCATCTATTCTGTTCTTCGTATTACCTGTAACTCTTATTATGTTCATATCTATTGTTCCATTAAATGTTTGACAAGTTCTTCTTTTGAAGAGAATATATCTCCAAGCCTTTTACTTACATAGTTTCTGTCTATATCTAGGATAACATAATTATTATTTAGTGCTGCTTTGAGACATCTTTCTATACGGTCGCGCTCACTGAAAGAATAATAATTTCGATAGCTTGTAGGGCACAAATTTGTACTCACTATATTGTATATTCTCTCTCCGATATCTCTAGAATGATAATCAACATAAAGCTTTTTGTCATCTTCATAGTCTGAAAGAGATATAAGGACAATTCTACCCGAAACAATTTTGTTGTCCCTCATAATGAAGACCTGCTGTCCGATAGCATACTTGCTCTGATATGTAGTAGCTAAATCGGAAAAGACTCGTCCACAATCCAGCTGGAAAACTGCATATAAAACGGTTCCATTATTGAAAGCTTCCAGGTAACGCTCTATCTTCTCGTTTTCTGTCGGCTCTCGTTCAGTGACGTTTCCATCGTCATCCGTAACCTCGACATCGTCATCAAAAGTGCCTTCATGCTCGTTCCAAATAGAAAATTGCTCTTTTAGAGCATTGTATTTCATTATTTCTGAAATACTGTTGATCTTGATACCTACATATCCGTTTCCAAAATTCTTTGTATTCATATTAACCCTCCAGACTATTAATGTATTCCTTACGTGCCTTTACAAAAAGCTTCTTCTTTCTGTCATCTGAAAGAAACTCCTTAACGGTATATCCCAAAGCGATGATACCATTTTCAAACTCAAAGGTAAGGCCACACTCATGATTGCCAAATTCATATTTCAAGGCATTTACCAAATTCTCATCGTTGTTCAGAAACTCCTCTGACTCCTTGACAGAGCGCTCACCAAATTCAATGAACAGATGGTAATCCTTTTTAAGGCAATATGCACCGGCACCAATGGAACATACCTTTTCTAAGTCTTCCTTACTTGTGGTAAGCCCCCATTCAGCCATCATGTCCTTGAACTGCTTGTCTCCGAATGCAGCCTTCATTGGCAGCTTGTCAAACTCATCCTGCTGCTGCTTCTTGAACTCGTAGTATGTCATACCTGTCCCTCCGTCATTAACAGCTTATACTCCTCATCACTATCTCCGACGTGACCGTACAGAAGACCGTCATTCGTGTTCTTCCAATACTCATGAGGAACAGAGCATGGTGTCAAGCTAGCAAGAACCACAATGTAACCTAATGACTTGATAAGATTGAAATTTGAATTTCTCATAATTATTCCCTTTCTATTTTTTAAGATTAAAATTGTATAATAGTGCCAAATGGCTGTCATCTAACTCTCTCCAATCATCAACTGTGTCAAGATAAGCCTTGACTTTTGAAAGCGTAATTGGAACCGTTGGATAAGCAGAACAAAATCTGCGAAGCATGTACTCTGATAAAGATTCTTCCATAGCCTTCGAATTATTAATGATTACTATGCGTTAATGAGGTCTATCACATCAGAAGCATCAAAGTCATCCATACTATTGTATGTAACATAGAAATCTTCCTCATCGTCAGCAAGCAGACCTTCAGCCTCTTCCTTAAATTCATTAAAGTCCTCATCCGTGTCTTCATAATTCAATGCCTCTCGAATTATTGCCCACAACTTTCTCTGCTTTTCGTTAAGCGAGTTTAATTTTGTATTCATAATCTTTATAATTTTAATTGGTTCAACTTGCAAGGTAGGCTCTGAATAGTCAAAAGTACTACCTTTTATCTATATGCAAAGGTACGAAAATTTTCTGATATATGCAAATATACTA